AAAACTCATATCCAAACAGTTTGCTGTATATATAGGCTTGTGAGTCATAGTTATACTTTGACGCTGACCATTGAAATCTCTCAATGTCTGCTGTTGTTTTTAAATCAATAATTAACTTTTCTTCATGATTAACAATATCCGCTTTACCTTTCCATTTATTACCGAATAACTCTGTGATCATTGGAACCTCGTATTCTTTCCATGCTTTTTCACCATTATTTATAATAAGGTCTCTACATATATCATTATCATATAGCTTTGTTCTCATTAATTCAATTTGATCTACTTCGTGTTGCAGTAGACATAGTTCGCCACCAGCAACATCTTTATAGGCCTTGGTATTTCTAGTAGTTGACTTAACAACTTTGTATTTTTCTAGCTTATCGGGTTCTAGAATACACGTATGGAAATACCCACCAACTAAAAACGCAGGAGATGGCTTGCTTGGTTCGAAGGCTCTTAATGGATCTTTTAATAATCTACCAACATGTGAGTTGGATAAAAATTGATTACCAAATTCACCATAATAGTCTTCATCATTTTTTAACTTCTGTAGTATCTTTTCTTTTTTCATTTTCTAATAATAAGTTTTGTTCTTGAACTACTGTTAGTTGATATTTAGATTTTATAGCATCAACCTCTCCTCCTGCGGCTACATATTCAATAGCTTTTTTCATTTGTGCTTCAGTTATCTTAGGTTTAGCCGCTTGTTTGATTTTATTAACTACATTGGATTTTTTACCATGATCATTAGTAGCATCCGCGTCTTCAGTGTCATCAATTAAAAATAGATTACCCAACGCATATTTCTTACCATAAGAAGATGCGGCTCCAAATTGTTGAGCGGTTTGCATACCTTTTTGATTAAGGTCTACACCTACTATAGCGGTCGCGTGTATAGCATTTTCGCCATCTGATATTGTTGCTGTTGATTTAATTGTTGGAACAGGGTCGTGTGCTATCATGTCCTCTTTAAGAGTAACCGTGACGCCTTGCTCCATTAAGAAAGGCTTTGTAGCCTCTAAGATGTCTTCTGCTTTACGGAAATAGTATTTTCCAAAGCTATTATATGAAGACTTTTTTGCTTTTAGCTTAGTCTGAATGACTGCTAGTTTTTGGTTTAATTCTTTCATAATTTTGGTCTTTTGGTGTATATGTATAATTACACGTTTTTATTTAAATTTACATTAGTAACTTACAGGAAATCAAGCACTTGCGAGTGATCTACGTTTTCTATTAATTTATCTACTGCTTGCTTTTTTAACTGTGAAATACGCACATAAGCACTACTACCTTCTATACTTAAATGCTTAGCTATTTCAGCAGCAGAATGTTTGTCACAATTAAGTCCATAACTCATTCTTAAAACTTCATATTCTTTAATTGTTAAATGTTGTTTTAATAAAGATGTTAAATATGCGTTCATCATTTCTATATTGTATGGTTCTGTTTCGTCAGGTATTTCGTAAACAGAGTTATCGTCTTCATTTAATCCAGCATCTAAACTTAAAAATACTGAATTAAAAAACATTGCAACTGTTTTCTTATCTTTACCAAAGCTTTTTCTTATTTCATTTAATTTATGCTCGGGTATTCTTATACTACCTCTGTTTATATCTATACCTCTTCGTATTGCCCCTTTAATACGTTTTGAAAAGAAAGATTTTAATGTTTTTTCCATATCGTCAGACTCTAAAAGTCTTTCCATATCTAATCTTTGAACTGCTTTTACTAAACCAAAACTTCCTTCTTGTATAAGGTCTAATATAGACATGCAACCACTAGCTTGTTGGGATGTTGCAAACTTTCTAGCTATGTTTTCTACTAAAGGTAAAAACTTTATTTCAAGTTCTTTAGTTGTGTATTCGTGCCATTGTTTTTTAGGTAAGCGTTTAATTGCTTTTTCTACATCATTTTTGTATCTAATATAGTTTTGTACATTGTAATATTTCATTAGTATTGTTTTTATTTATTAAATGGTTTTGATCTTACTACTTTATCTCTTTTCATTCTCTTGAGCGTCCATAAAATATCTGTTAATAATTTAAATAATTGTTCTTCTTGTTTTCCTGTCATAATTGCTTGTTTAATAATTCTTTTTCTCTTTTTAATTCTTCACACATGTTTCTATGTATGGTTCTAGTTGAGCAGTCTAACAAACCTGCTATTCTACTTATTGTAATTTTTTTACCCATATCATTCATGTCTAACATACATTGGTAAATATCATCGGCATGTATACGTTTAGATCTACCTATTAATTCACCTACAACTCTAAGTTTTTCTTCTTTAGATAACCTGTTGCCATATTTAAATATTACTTTACGTAGTTTATTTTTTGGAGGTTCTTCTAGGTCTAACATACTAACTTCATATACTATTTTTCTTAGTAATTCAGCATGTATAGTAAAGCTAGTAAACCCATTTGGTTTATGAGCTATAACCTCTGCTATTTTCATAAACTCATCTTGATCAAGTTGAGGATTTAAATACCATAAAACTAGTAAATGCCATTTAAGAGATTTAAAAGTAGTTATTTTTGCTTTACTATTAAACAAATGATAACACTCATGTGTACCATTAAGATAAAACATATAACATTCATTCTCTTGGTCTGGTTTATCAGTTATTGGGTCTCGTCTATAGACGATGCGGTTATTATTAAAATAATTTAAGTTACGTGACATTAGCCTATTACTCTTTATATTTAGGGGCTGTTGTCACAGTCCCCTCTGGTTTTAATGTTTTTAAAATAATTACTGTTCTATCAGGATAATCAATATTACCATATTTTTTATCTACCCATTGTTTTATTCTATTTCTTAGGTTTTCGTTCATCTATTCTTTGTTTTATTATTTTTATATCATTTGCTTCTACAGTATAATCATTCATTAATTCTTGTGGTACTTTATCCCATGCGCCTATATAATTCTGTACATTAAATCCTCGTTTAATACATTCGTTATACAGGCTAATATATCTATTTTTAAGATATAACAGTTTATTATAAAAGAACTTAACGTGACCAGTACCTAATTTAAATTTATCAGGTATACCTTCCATATTATACTTGCCTTTGGCAATACAATTTGGTATACGTTTAATTTCTCTGTGTTCAGCTATTAAATGTTGATTAACTAAGTCAGCTGGCGGTATTCCTACATTTATTCTAGTCATATTGTTGTTTTGCTAATTTTTCTATTACTTTTACTAGTTTAGTTAAGGCTTTAGTTAAGTCGCTAATGTCCTTATACATTTGTTGTTGATTTCTATTCATAATCTCTAATACATTTAAATAATGGGTGTCTATAACTACCCGCTTTAGTTCGTTCAAAATACGTGAACGTCGCTACACATCCAACCCATGTTTTCATTGTCTCAAAGTTTTCTTGTAAATAATCAAACTTATCCATAACAGGCATACCAAATTCATTACCATCAGCATCTATAGCCATAAACTTACCAATAGTACCTTTACGCTTACCTTTACCTTCAACCCAAGAAGTTAATGTAGCTTCAGCGTCGTGAAAATCTTTAAATTTTCGTAATGACCAAGATCTACCACATTTATATACATCATTAGTACGCAATATAGAACCTTCATAACCTTCATTTAAATTATCTTGATGACAATCTTTAGCTTGTGCCTCTGTGTGCATTAATATAGTTGACACATGTTTAACACAATTGTTGCGTGGTACAAATTTTGTAATAAATCTATTACGTTCATCAAATATTTTGGTTTCATCTATTATATCATAACAATGAAATTGCACGAGATCTTCTGATTCTAGCATGTCTATGTCATCGGGATTTTGTCTTCTGACCAAAGATATAATAGTCTCAAAATCGTCTCTTAGATCGTGATTATATAACTCACCATCAAGTATAACATTGGGGTGTTTTTGGAAGAAAGGAACTAAACTCTCAAGTATATGGTGCATATTTCTCCATTCTTTCCCCGTACGCGAATATGCTCTTACTACTGGAAGTCCCATGAATTCTTCAGATTGTATTAAACATCTAACACCGTCTAATTTTGGTTGCATAAATACATTTTGACTATAATCTATTGGTTTATCGCTTACTGGGTAAGCTAACATTGGTTTCTTTCTCATTCCTTTTATTATTTTATCGTTTGAAAACACTATTTGAGGCATAAATGTCATAGCGACAGAGCCTAGTGTTATTTGTTTTAAGAATTGTCTTCTCATTTATTATGTTTTCTTAATATTTTATTTACTTCGTCCATTCGTTGTTTTATAATAGCACATTTTTCGTATGCTTCGTCTTCTTTGAATAAATTCATTAGTGTCATAAGCTTTGCAGCCTCACCTAACGCATTTTCTTCTTCAGTGAGTTCAAGATCTTCATAAGCCGTTGACCAAGCTATGTCAGACTTGGACACATGGATAAACCAGTCTTCCATAGACTTAAGTTTTACCATACGGCTTACGATCTTGATTGCTAATGTGTTAAGACCTTCTTCGCCAACTTTAAGGTCATTAATTTTATCTAATATTTGTTTGTTTGTTACACGTTTATTATCCGTCATTGTTCGTATTTATTTTGTATTTATCAATTAATTTCTGTGGTTCACCTACGAATATACATTCAAAGTCATCACCATCACCATAACCTGCGAATATACTTATCCACGCGGCTTTACCTGGCGCCTGCCATACATAATATATGTACTCAAGATCGCCATGTCTAGCGTCAAGACGTTCTATTTCCCAACCTTCTACTTTGGTATATTTTTCTAAAGACTCTGCTATCTCTACACCTAATCCTTCTGGATAACCATCACTGTGATTATAGAACTGCGCGTGTATAACATTTGGATGCTCGTTAAATGACACACCAACTTCTCTTGTTGCAAATCTAATCTGTGCTCTTGTGCTCATAATATTTCATTTTTAATGTTTCTATAATATTTCTACCTGTCGCTGTGTGAAAACCATAATTATGTGTATGTAATGCTGGTATTGGATCATTAAAGAATAACAATCTCATAAAATCTAATGCCTTTAATTCTTCATTAAATTCATTATTAAACTTTATAGCCATATCATTACAAGCTGCTGATATACAATCAGGACAATGTATTAGCTCTTCGTCTGATCTATAAGACATATAGTCTCTCACTTGTTTACTTGTTAATTTCATTGTTGTAATTTTTCTACTGGGTGATTATCTGGTTCTGTTGTATCTAATTCCTCAGGGCACTTAGCTTCTTTAAATAGTTTACATACATTATTAACTATTTGCTCTGTTAATTCATAAGAACAAGATAAGTCAACGCTTTCAACATATACCTTACCATCATATTCCATACCAAACTCAAATTCATAGTTATCATTATTGCTAAAGTCAAAACCTTCAACGGCTTTTTCTATAGCATTGTGAATATTATCAATCATCATTGGTGTAATTTCTGGTTTATTAATATCTTCAATTTGCTTTTCTAATTCTGCTATTTGATTTTGATACTCTCTAACTTTATCGTTAGTTTCGCTTTGCAACAACTTTAATGCTGCCATGTTTGTTTCTAATTGTTCTTTTGTCATGTTTTTATTATTTATTTAATTATATTATCCGACTTACGTCGTATTTAGTTTGTAATAAAACGAGGTCGGGCAGGTGTGGTTCTTTGCTTTATCCTGCCGTTCTGCCAAGTGAGTAAGATCGCTATATGAGTTAGTGGGCTACTGTCTTGCAGATTTATGCGCTAACTTCCAAGCGTACACGTCTCACGCGCTACCACCCTCACCTCGTATATTCACCTATGGTCTTTCGACGAAGGGAATTATTCATACCATATTGCGTATACTTTTACACCTTTAGGTTCACACATTAATATTTTTTTCTTTATTGGTTGTTCTTTTAATAGGCTTTTGTCCCAATATTTTGGATTCTTGCTGTTCAGTTTTCTTTTTTTCGTCATATTTTTCTATGTTTTTTAATAGTTTTTCGTTTTGATCTTCTTGTTTTCTAAATAATCTTATCATATTATAGTATTTTATGTCTTACTCCGTTTACTGTTACACTTACTTCTGTAACAAAATTATTAATTTCGTCAATTCTTTTTTGTACTTCATCTTCATATTTCCATTTAGGTATAAAATTACCACTTGATAACATATTAGCTTGACCAATATAATAGTTTTTGAGACAAAAGGCTATTAAATATTCTAATCTATCTTGCTCGTTTGGTATTAATATTCTTTCAATTGAGTAATATTTATATCCACTTGGAAATGATTTTTCAAAGTTTTTCTTAGTTTTATTTAGCTGCCAACTCGGAGAATATCCACCTGCTTTAGTACGCCTTACATAACCACTAGCAAAAGTCGCTACATGCATTTCACCTCCATATTGATCTTTCATTGGTAACTTAAATTCACGTGTACCATTTTTCTTTTGTCTTTCAGTTGTAACCTCTTGAATATCAAGGAATTGCAACATTCTTTCTATTTCTACGAAATTGTTAAATTGTTTCTTCATATTACTCTGTTATTATTTTGTTATTACTATGTATCATCCACTCGCAATTAGACAAGTTGTGACCTTTTTCTTCCATAAATTCTATTAATTCTTCTTCTTGAAGACGCACTTTGTATTGGTATACTCTACCATTTTCAAAATCTAGTATTGTTACATATTCCATATTATATTATTTTAATAGTGTTCCATAACCTCTGCGTTGAGTCATCTTGGATATGCGAGCAGCATCACTCATCGACATGATTTGTATGCCGTTACCCGTTTTGTGATTGATTAGTGGCGCGCAACCATATTGCTCTGTTGTAGAGCATTCAACACACACTTTATAGCCAAGATCGACTCTGCCTTGAGGTATTATATTATTACATTTACACTGCAACATAAGTAAGTCCTTTATAATTAAACCAACTAGTTATGTGAGAAAAGCCGTCTTTATCTACTTCACCGAATCTAGTGTCAGCAAGAGAGCAAATGGTATATGGTTTATAAGTAATACCATTTAATTGGATTTTTTGTAGACCAGTGGTCATGCTTGGTTTTAAGAATTTAATTGTTTGCATAGTTATATAATTTTTATTTGTTTAACATTATTATTATCCATTAGTGTTCGTATTTAGTCTGTAAATTAGTCCATTTCATCACAGTTCATACAGTCATACATCTCTGACCTTGTAGTTCTTTCATCTATTCTGTAACGAAACAAGTCTGCCACTAAATTGTCATTTTCTGACTTTAGAGCTAATAATTCTTTAACATAATATATACCATTTTGTTGAGTAATTCTACCATAATACATATCCATTCTAATAGCACTTATAATATCGTCTATTTTTATATCTATCATATGGAATTTTGATATATTATTCTTGTAATTCACATCATTTATTGAGTCAACACATATTTGATTACATTGACTATAACCTACTCCTGCAATTAACAGTGCTGCTACACTTAATTTAATTTTCTTCATTTAATTTGTTTTTATGTTTAGTTTTTCTGTTGTATTTTTTCTTATTAACAAACGTCGAGGAGCCTGGTGGTCTCACACCTTGCTCGAGTTCTACTCGCCTTTTGACTCCTCGTTTCTGTTTGTTATTTAATTTCATTAATCTAGTGATGGTTCTATTCCGTTTTTTTCATCTATTTCTATACAGTTTGCTATTGCGTTTGCTAATAAATCTTGTGATTCTTGACTATTAAACCAATCTTCTTTCTCCCATACATAGTAAATCCAATCATTTGCTTCACTCGCTGTCTCAAAGTAATTGTCGTAAGTATTACCATAACTATCAGTTACTTTTGCATGATACCAAGTATTATTATCTTTTCTTGTTATACTAAAATCTCTCATATTTACTTTATTGTTAAAGTTATTAATTCAAATTCATCATTAGTAATCAATCCACTCATCAAAGCTAAGTATTCTGTACTAATATCTCTACCTGTTATTTTATTTATTATAGTCATAATTTCTATATTTTATTAGTTATACATTTTATTTAGTTGTAGTGTGAGAATCGAACTCACATTAACCATTACTACATGTTACTCATTCGCATTTTTTATAACTCGCTAAACAAGTGGAACTACGAGTCTGCCCACTACACGCTAATCAGCACTTCACGTGTAGTTACTACTGGCAAGTTTTTATACTACTCAGTAATTTGTAAGTCACGACAGAAAGCTGGTATTGCATTACTGTTTGTATATGACTTGTACTTTGCAAAACAATTCATTGCTTCAAATCTTTCTTTATGAGTATTATATACTTCATCATGATTATATGATACATTTTCTTGTTTTTTGTTTACAAAAGTTATAATTGTATTTTTACCAATTAGACTTTTTCTAATTACAAATCTTTTAGTTGTTAAAGTGTTAGTTAATTTTGACATAGTTAATTTATTTTAGTTATTATTAATTTATTTTGTTTACATTTATATTATCCAATTTGTCTCGTATTTAGTTTGTAAAAGTATATTGTTTGTTTATTATATAATTTACTATTGTATGTATTGCCGCGACTTTCTTATTGTATAATTTAATTTATTTAGTTGTTGTTATTTATTTGTTACATATATATTATCCAAATGCTATCGTATTTAGTTTGTAGAAAAAAGCTAAAATGTTTTAATACAAATGAATTTTGAATTATATAATATAAATAAAATAAATATAAAAAATATACAATTTTAAATGAAAAACGAAGGCGAGGCGGCAAAAATGAATTGAGTTTTAAGCTAGGGGGGCGGGGGCCTATAGGAGGGGGCTACATTTTACCCCAATATATACAATGTACCCTTTTATATGACATTAGCCTATTAATAATACCTAGTAACTAGCTAGTGTCACACTTTTAAATAAACGAGTATATAAGTAACTATAATTATATGAACAAACTACTAATTACAATTCTACTATGCTTTAACTATGTTAGTGCTCAAACATTATGCGATTCTCTATCTTTTAGTATTGCCACAAGCTCAGCGCTTACAGTTATAGGTACAAACATTTCTTCAGATAGTACCAACTTTATGTGGGGTGTTTGTGATAACAGTATGTGTTACTCTTCAAGTGGCGATACTGCATATTTCCTTTTAGTTAACCCACTCGACACGGTAAAAGTTTGCTATGACATATCTCCACAATGGTCGTGTACCGAGTGTTATTATGTTATGTTTAATGGTTTCACGTGGCAATTGCTTAATACAATTACACATGTTAACGATTTAAAACCACAAGTAAATAATAGTAAAATATATGACTTATTAGGAAGAGAGTTAAAAAGTATACCTAAAGGCAAGTTATATATTAGAAATGGCAAACTATATAAATAGTGTAAATTATAAATTAATTGTGTGATAATAGAGTTATGAGTAAATTTAAACTAAAGGGGCCATCGCTTTATCCAAATATAATAAGATCTTCTTCTGGATATCGGATTAATTCCGATGCATACAATGAAAGTTGTTTAATTGTACCTGATAACAAAATCAGCATGAAAGAAGAAAATGGCGATCCTTTAGAAAAAGGTAAGATAAAAGGTACTGGTTTAACAACTGGAACAACAATAATAATGGAACCTGGTAAAGAATACGAATTTCCTGGAGATGAGGAAGTATTAGAAGAACCAGTATAAAAAAAATAGTAATATGGCATTTAAAATGAAAGGTTTTCCATTTGCAGGAAAATCACCAATAAAAGATATAACAAGAAATCCTTCGTACCCAGGTTCTCATAATGAGGCTCATCAATTATTTGACGAAGGAAAAGGTCCAGATCCACACGCAGAAACTAAGCCTCTTAAACAAAAAGAAGAAAAAAGCTTTACAGACAACGAAGAATCTTACATGGATAAAGTTTACGCAGAAGTAAGTAAAATGATGGGAGATAGTGGTGGCTATGATATTGGAGAAATAGTAGCTATGTCTGAAAAAGAAAGAATAGGTAATATAGACGGTTATGAATCAGGAGATTTTGCTAAAATGGTAGCAAAAGCTAAAAAGAAAGTTAAAAGATAAATAAACATGGCGTTTAAGATGAAAGTACCTTTTCTTATCACCTATAAAATGAAAGGTGGCATCCTATGTGATGCTCATGGTAAACCTGTTGGGCCCACAAATCCTAATAGGTGTAACCCATACGATCATCCTCCAGGTCCAGATAATCCATGTACTAAAAAAAATAAAGATCCAAAATTAGCTGCAATAGGCGGTGAAACTAGTTGGCGAAATAAAGGAGGTCTTTTCGCGTATAAAAAGAAAAGATCTTGCGGTTGTAAATAAAAAATAAATAAACTATGGCATTTAAAATGAAAGGATTCCCAATGCACAATACATCTGCATTGAAAAACTATAAAAACCCACAAGACTACAAAGTATTTAACATGGGTAATAAACCATCACCATTTGAGCAAACAGATGGTGATCTAAGAGAGTGGTTATTAGGTGAAAAGGGGTTTAGCCAAGAAGAAGCTGACCAAATGATTACATCTGGAGCTTATACTACTTCTAATGAAGATTTCTTAGCGTGGTATAATAAAAGAGGAGAAACTCAAGATTTAGCAGAAGAACGTGTAGATGCCCCAGTAGAAGATCCTCCAGTAGAAGGTTCTGCAATGAACTATAAATCTCCAATGGCGAATAGAGTAACAAGTGATGTAACCAAACTACCAGTTAATCATGAACATAAGGATAAAGATGGTAACGTTATAGAAACTCATACTTATGCGCAACCTAAATATTATGAAGGCACCAAAAGGATCAGACCAGGAGGAGTTGATAAAGTGGGAACAATAACACCAGCTCCAAAGATGAAAAAGAAAAAATAGGGAAAGTCCCTAAACCAAGTCAATATTAACCAAAAAAACCAAAAAAATGACTTATTTATACTACAAGACTAGTACATTAACTAGCAACACAAAACCAAATGAGAAAACTATTAACCAATGGGAGCATTTAGCCAGTAAGAAAAACTGGAGAATTACGCAATTACCTAATGGATTTTACCAAACAGAGGTAAATGATCCAGAAAATGACAAAAATTGGCATGACGTAACGCGTAGAGAGACCATAGAAGGCGCAGAAGCTGCAATTGACGGCAGTGTTGAACATTTCTCAAAGAAATTAGAGGCTACAAAAGGCCCAAAAGTAATAAAAACGTTCGAATAGAGCACAATTTAATTAAATTTAATCAAATATGGAATACAATCAGCCTAGCGAGATTGTCAAAGATGTAAATTTTGGCGATATTGCTAAAAACAAAGTAATTGCTGGTGTAGAAAAGCTAGCAAAAGCAGTAAAATCAACCTTAGGAGCATCTGGAAAGTGCGTAATTTACGAAGACGCCAGAGGTCTCCCGGTCATAACAAAAGATGGAGTAACAGTAGCAGAATCTGTAGTCTTATTTGACCCGGTTGAAAATATGGGTGCTACCCTTATTAAAGAAGCTGCAAGAAATACAGTAAGAGAAGCAGGTGACGGTACTACTACAGCTACCGTCCTTGCTGAATCTTTGATAAAAGAAGTTAGTAAGTGTAAAGCTAATACAAGAGAAATAAAAGACGGGATTAAATCTGGTCTTACAAAAGTAAATGATTACCTTAATAAGATTTCTGTCAAGATCGAGGGCGATATGCTGAAATCTGTTAGTTCAATTAGTTGTAATAATGATGAAGAGCTAGGAAAGATTATAGCAGAAGCTTATACTAAAGTAGGTAAAGATGGTGTGGTGTTAATGGAGGAGTCTCCAACAGAAGAAACGTATGTTGAAGTCGTAGATGGTGTACAGATAGACTCAGGACTCACATCTCCACATTTTGTTACCGATAAAGACAAGCAAATTTGTGAGCTTGATAATCCTTTAGTATTAATCGTTTCTTCAGAAATCCCAAATATAAGAAGAATACAAAAAATATTAGAGTATGTTATTAAGAATAAGAGATCATTATTAATTGTAGCACCAGTTGACCAGCAAGTTAAAGCTGCTCTTCTTATGAATAAGGTAAAAGGTAACATTAAAGTTAACATCGTTGACTTACCAGGCTTTGGTCCTACTAAAGAAGATACAGTTGCTGATTTAGCATTCTTGGTTGGAGCTAAAGTAATTAATGAGCAATTAGGTGATGATCTTGATTTAATCGATATAGATTGTTTAGGTGAAGCATACACTTCTATAACTGACGATAAAAACACTGTTCTTACTATAGATACTCCAGAAGATCAAATGGAGGAGAGAATTAAAAGTATTAAGAAAACTATAGATAAGTGGGATAAAAATCCATTTATACAAAAGAAACATAAAGAAAGATTAGCTATGCTATCTGGATCAGTAGGAATGGTAAAAGTAGGTGCTGATTCTAAAGTTGAACTTAAAGAAAAGAAAGATAGAATAGAAGATGCTATCTACGCCACAAAAGCAGCTTTGAAAGAAGGTATTGTACCAGGAGGAGGTGTAGCGCTATTAAACGCTTCTCAAAAAATTTCGACCGACTGCGTCGGTGAAGAGATACTTTCCAAGGCTATTCAAGCTCCTTTCTACACTGTATTAGAAAACGCGGGTATTACCTACCCAGATTACGATGGTGTAGATGGTGAAGGTGTTGATGTTGTTACTGGAGAAAAAGTTGATATGATTAAAGCTGGTATCATTGATCCAGTGCTTGTAACTAAGTCAGCATTAAAAAACGCTGTAAGTGTAGTTTCAACAATTATATCTGCAGATTGTGTAATTTCAAATATGAGAATGAATGAAAGCGATCAATAGATATATAATAGTAGACAAGATAAAAACAGGGCCTAAAAAGGTTGCTGGTCTTATAATGACAGATGATACCGATGTTGACAATAGGTATTTAAAAGCAAAAATAATATCGTGTGGTAATTTAGTTGAAGGATTAAAAGATGGAGATACGATATATTACGATAAACATGCTGGACACGACATATCATGGAAAGATACTCTTTATAGAGTTATTCGTGATGGTGACGTTGTTCTAGTAGATTAAGCCTAAACCACAACCCTTAAACCTTAAACTTAAAAACGAAAACAAATTATTAATTAAAAACAAAAAAATTATGAACAGAAGTGATGAAGTTTATTGTTTTGCTCAGGTTGCAGATAACGACTCTTGTGGCTTTCCTTTATCTAGATTAAGATCTATAAACGGAGGGACAGGGGAACTTATTCTAGCTATTGATGAGCCATCAGGAAACGTTGATGCTATTACACTAACAACTGGAGCAGATGAGCTTACTGCAGCAATGCAATTATGTAGAGCTTTAAGTGAAGCTACTAGAAACACACAATCAAACGTTGTAGTATTAGCTAACTTAGCTGCTGCCACGGTAACTGTTATTCCAGAAATTACTGGTTGCAGTACTATAGCCTAATTATTAACATTATAAAATAAAAAAAATGATAGAGAAATTTTTAGTCATGCAAACTGCAGCAAACGATGTTATGGTATACCCTGTATCTAAAATGAAAGGTATGGAAGGTAAAGATGGTACTGTTGACATTAGTTTTGACACGGTTGGAGCTGACGACATATTAACAATAAATACAAGTGATGAGTTTCAAGCAATGCAAGATATTGCTGAAGCTATAGGTGGTAACAAAGATGGTGCTATCTTACTTGGTGATGATGTAGCTGGTACTTATATTAGTACTAGTATCACATCTATCGGTGATTCAGCATAATCTGAATGCGATTAACCGCGCAGGATCTGCGTGAAATGAATATCCTTAAGTATTACAGGCTCACTAGAAAGTGGGTCTGTAAAACTTACGGGTTAAAAGATGCAGATTTAGAATTATTAATTTATTTAGATTGTAAAGGAAGATTTACACGACAAGACTTTATAGACGGTGTTTATACATATTCGTGGGATAAAGCAAGATGGGACAGATTAAGAAACGAAGGTTGGATTGATGTATGGAGACATAGAAATAGAACAACTATAATGTATTCAGTTTTTAAAACCTCGTGGAAATGTTCTCAAATGATAAGTAGGATATATCGTATCCTATTAGGCGAGGAAGACTTGCCCACTTCAGAAAGAAGTGTATTTTATAAGAATAAATCATATACAGATAAAGTTTACAATAAAGCTATAGATGATATGATTAAAGATAAAGATAGATAATATGGCATTCAAAATGAGAGGTTTTAGTCCCTTTACACAAAAAGTCGATCCAGATGCACCTGGTACTCCAGGAGAACCTGGATATGAACCACCGGTTAAACGTGAAGATTTAGACGAAATGGGTAAAAAGATTTGGGATTGTCACAGAAATCCAACAACTAGATGGAATAACAAGACTAAAAAGTGTGAACCAATAAAAAAAGATTAACATGGCTTTTAAAATGAAAGGTAGTCCTATGTATAGAAACTTTGGTATTAGCTCTCCTATTCAACAAAAACGTTGTTTGGAGGGTTTTAAAGGTAGCTGTAGGTTAAACTTATGGGACAGAATAAAAAGTAATAGAGGTTGGAAAAAATTCAAATACAATTTAAAAGAAGGATTTAAAGATATTGGAGAGGGATTAAGAGATGCTGGAGATTGGACTGGTATAACAGACTTTGATAAAGATGGACGCTGGTGGCAAAGTAATGACGATCAAACTTCTTGGGGTAGTGGTAGAGATCTTAGACACAAACCTATAAATAGAGGTAAAGGTAAAGAAGAAGAGTATATAACGCTAGAAGATGATATTTGGCAGCAGCAGTTTGAGCAAGACGAATCGGGAGGTGAACAAAGATTATCATAAATAATAAAAGATATGGCATTTAAAATGAAAGGGTGGTCCCCACTTAACCAAAAAAAAATATGGAAAGAAGGTGAAGATTACGTAGATAAAGATGGGAACTATTGGAGTTGGGATACTTTTACAAACAAACATAATAAAATAGATATCGATTTAAGAGGCGTTCCGGCTAAAGATTGGAAGAAAGAAATAAGAAAACAAGATCCTGATTTTAAATTTCCTAACGAAGATAAATAATATGGCATTCAAAATGAAACGCACTAAAGCAACTTTTCCTTTTAAAGGAGAAGGTCATGACTTCTTACATAAAGGAGATTATAAAATAGTACGTAAAGATTTAGACGAAGGTGTACTTGGAGAGGCTGAAAATGGTAAAACTATCAATATAGATGTAAGTATACCTAAAGGTAGTAAAAAAGAAAAAGAAGTTGTTACACATGAAATACATCATCAAGAGGAAATGAACAATGGTGATTTATCATATGATGATGATAGTGTAGAAGATAAAATAGCAAATAAAACATATACAAGAGAAAACGGTAATTTAATAGATGATGAAACCGGAGAGGTTTACGAAGAAGGAGATGATAGTTTACCGCATGAGCAAAGAGCATACAAAGCTAGTAATAAAATAAAAAACGCATAATATGGCATTCAAAATGAACAGGCCCTTAAAAATGGCTGGAACAAGAAAATCAACAATAAACAGATACGGTAGAAAAACAAAGCCAGCTATGGAGATGGAAAGCGGTTTATACTACAATAGTGCCATGGGCCCTATGAAAATGCACTCACCATCTGCATTAAAGCAAATGGAAGAAGGTATGGGTGATATGGGTGGTATGGAAGCAATGATGGGTATGATGGGTGGAGCTCCAGAAGGAGGAGGTGCACCTGCTGATACAACAGCAGCTCCAGCTGAAAAAACAGAAAAGAAACAAGAATCTTGGAGTTTTGACGAAACTGATCTTCAAGGTGGTGATATGGGAGAAGTTAAAACAGATGAGGCTACTGGACAACTTTACGTTATTGTAGAAAACGAAGACGAGTTAATCGCAGGCTTAGGACAAGATATTAAAGTTATAATACCCCCAAACATTGCAAAGCAGGCCAACGCTAAACCTGGTGAATTACTTACTGGTGGTGATTATCAAGTTCAGTTAAACCCTGAAACTAACGAGTACGAAATACAAACTATGAACGACGAAAGCCAAGGAGAAGCTATTGAGAAAATAGAACAAGGCGAAGGAGGAGAAAGCGATTACTAATGGGTTGGTTTAAAGTAATGGGTGGCGTGACCACCCCGTTTTTACAAAAGAAACCTGTTTTTGATGAAAGTAAAGGTTGGAAAAAAGGTGAGGCTTATACGACTAAAAGCGGGGTAAAAGGTCATTATGTTTTCGATCCTAAAGGTAAAAAATATTTTATGACTAGTGATGGTAAACTACACACTGGTCAAATAGACGATTTATAATATGGGACTATTTAAATTTATAGGTGGTGTTGCTACACCATTTTTGCAAAAATCATACTGGTTTAAAAAAGATGGTAAAAATATAACGCAAAAAGAATATTGTGAATGGCAAGGTAAAATAGGGCCAGATGTACCACCTTCTTTTAATCTACAGACAAACCATCCAGATGCTTGTGGTTTAAAGGCTAAAAGAGAAAAAGCAAGAAAAGAAAACGATAAAAAGAAATAAATGTTAGATAAATTATTTACAGGTGGTGCAGCTGACCTAGTTAAAAGCGTGGGCGGTGTTATAGATGGTTTACACACTTCTGACGAAGAAAAACTAGCTGCAGAACAAAAAGTAAAAGAATTAATCGCTCAATACGAAATAGAGATGGAGAAGAACATCACTGCTCGTTGGCAAGCGGATTTAAAATCAGACTCATGGCTTAGTAAAAATGTTAGGCCTATGGTTTTAATATTTTTAATAATATGTACAATGTTATTAATATTTATTGACGCCGGCGCTATAAACTTCGATGTTAAAGATACATGGGTAGATTTATTACAATTAGTATTAATAACAGTGATTGGCGCTTATTTTGGCGGTAGATCATTTGAAAAAGTAAAAAAATAAAATTATGGGAATAAATTCAACAGAAGTAGCTTACAGTTTTGGTCAATTAGGTAGCGGTTTTAGTGACGAGGCTGTTGAGGTAACTCCTCCAGCTGGAAAGGTTATAGTGGCTATTCAATTTTTAGAAGACACAGTGCTTTCTACTTTAGTAGCGGCTACAGACACACCTGACACAGCTTACTTTAGTCATACAACAGCTGTAGCTAACAATGGTGGCGGTGCTGCAGAAACAGACGCTGCAACAAGTTTTCCAAAGGGTTTGACTATATATGGAAGATGGGCTAGTTTTACTCCTCCTACTTCAACAGCTGGTGGCGTAATCTTTTATTTTGGATACTAATGTTAGGATTAGGACATAATATAGCTACACCAATGGTAAGTGGGGAAACCCCATATTCAAACGATTATTATTACACAGGAACTCATGCTACCGCTACGTTTGTTAATACAAATTCTGCTATGCAATCGTTATTTAGAGATAGCTGGACGTTTTCTGGTTGGTTTAATTTTGATGACGGACAAACCAATCCTCCAAACGGTATATTTGGAGCTAAGCATGATAGTAACAATCAAGTTATATGTACTACTACTAAAAACGCTTCTGCAATAAATGTATCTTTTGTGGCTAATGGAGACACACATCTCACTGTGCTTGATGCAAACTCTTGGGGAAATGGGGCTACTGGTTGGCAGCATGTGGCTGTAACCTGCAATAAGGGGGCTAGTGCTGTTACAATTACTATTTATGTAAATGGAAGTGCCCCAGCTCAAACATCAAACCCCTTAGTAAATCCAACTAACATGGCCGCTTTTACAAACACCCAAAGTATATACATTGGTGCAATATATACTGGTAGTGTTATGGAAAGTCTTCGAGGTGATATGGATGATGTAGCTTTTCATTCTAAAGCTTTATCATCAAGTGAGGTTTCTGAAATTTATAACGGAGGAGTATCAGTTGATTTAACAAAAATTTCCACTTCTGGCGATCTTGTACATTATTATACGTTTAACAGTCAAAACGGTGATGATAGTGGTAGTGGGGAATCAGACGCTACTTTTGCTGAAGAAGGCCACTCTTTTAACGCACATTCAACACCAACCTCAGCACCATAACATAATAAATAAATAATTAACTTAAATTAAATAAAATGGCAAAAAAAGAAAAAATAGTAGACTTAAAGTCTAAACCTAAAAAAATAACTAAAAAAGAACTAGAAGAAGTTCAAGATGTTGTTAACGATATGAATAGAGCACAAATAGAAGTTGGCTCTATAGAATCTAGAAAACTACAACTATTATTTAGAATAGATGGTTATAAAGAAAAATTAAATTTAATGCAAAAGTCTTTCGGTGATAAATATGGAACGTTTGATATAAACATCTCCGATGGTACTATAAACTATCCAGAAAATGGCAAAGCTAATTAGAAAAATAAGTATTGGTAAAGATTATAAAAACGATGCTATGCACTACGCAGTTGGTCAAGAGGTTTATGGTGGTCATACTATTTGTGATATATTAGAAGAAGAAGATAAATACTCTGTATATATTAAAAAGAAAAAAGATGTACTACCTTGGAAAGACTTTAATAAAAACATGGCGGTATCCGTAGAATATAATTTAGAATACTAATGAAAAGTGTTTACAACTTTGTTGTAACACCAAAAGGAGGAAGATATAATAACACTAAAAAGGTTGGCGATTCAGAACTAATTATTAACACCGAAATATATAATCATCAATTTGTAAATAGAGAAGCAGTTGTTGTTTCAACCCCGATTGTTGGTAGTACAAGCATAAAACCAGGAGATACAGTAATAGTACATCACAATGTTTTTCGTAGATGGCACAATGTAAAAAGTATTGAAAAAAATAGTAGAAGTTACTTTAATGAAAATACTTACCTTATAAATCACGATCAAATTTTTTTATACAAAAGAGATAAAGAATGGGTAGCTCCTAAAGGTTATTGTTTTATAAAACCTTTAAAAGCTATAGATCAGTTTAATATTGAGTCTGAAAAACCTTTGCAGGGCATTGTTAAATACTCAGATGGCACTGTAGATGTTAATGATTTAATTGGTTTTAGACCAAAAAGTGAATATGAGTTTATAGTTGACGGCGAAAGACTATATAGAGTTTTATCTAATTTTATTACAATTAAATATGAATATCAAGGAAACGAAGAAGAATATAATCCTAGCTGGGCGTAAAGCAGTTAACGAGTTGATTAAAGTTGCTGAAGAAAAGATTATTACAAACACAGAAGATGATGTCTCGGCTGATAGATTAAAAAACGCTGCAGCTACAAAAAAATTAGCTATATTTGACGCATTTGAAATACTTAACAGAATCCAAGAAGAGGAGAACTTGCTTGAGGGCAAAACACCTGAAGAGACAAAGAAAGAAGTCTTTAGAGGATTCGCAGAAGGCAGATCTAAGTAATGTACGAGCAAAATTTAGTTAAAACAATAGAACCTATTAAACGCACGACTATAAGTCGGCTTAACAAATCTAAAAAATGGAAATATGGATATGATAAAGAACACGATATCGTGGTTATCTCTAAAACTGGAAAAATTGGTGAAGTGGTTGAAATTCAAAACTTGCGAATTGGCTTGCCGTTGGAACCAAAAAGAGTGTATATGCATCCCAAAAACAAATGGGAAAAAATAGAGTATCCAAAAGAATTAAATAGATTAAAAAATATATTTGATTGGAGAGCATACCCTGAAGAGCAAAAAGATCAGTGGTATGAGTATATAGACGAAGAGTTTAAGAGAAGAGAAGAAGGGTTTTGGTTTATGAACAATAGTAAGCCAACTTATATAACAGGTACACATTATATGTATCTTCAATGGAGCAAGATAGATGTAGGCGCTCCAGATTTTAGAGAAGCAAATAGACTGTTTTATATCTTTTGGGAGGCATGTAAAGCTGACAAAAGATGTTATGGTATGTGTTACCTAAAGAACAGAAGATCAGGATTTTCGTTTATGTCATCTGCAGAAACAGTTAACTTAGCCACACTTGCAAGTGATAGTAGATACGGTATACTATCTAAAACAGGTTCTGATGCTAAGAAAATGTTTACAGACAAAGTCGTACCGATTAGTATAAACTATCCTTTTTTCTTTAAACCTATACAGGACGGTATGGATCGTCCAAAATCAGAGCTTGCCTATAGAGTTCCTGCTAGTAAGTTTACAAGAAAGAAAATTACTTCAAACGAACAACTTGAAGATTTGCAAGGGTTAGATACGACTATAGATTGGAAAAATACTGGTGACAATAGTTATGACGGTGAAAAACTTAACTTACTAGTACATGATGAAAGTGGTAAGTGGGAAAGACCTGATAATATATTAAACAATTGGAGAGTTACAAAAACATGTTTGAGATTAGGTAGTAAGATAGTTGGTAAGTGTATGATGGGTAGTACATCTAACGCTTTAGATAAAGGGGGTGATAACTTTAAAAAATTATACAATGCATCAGATGTCACTAAAAGAAATAGAAATGGTCAAACAAAATCTGGTTTATATTCTTTGTTTATCCCAATGGAATGGAACTACGAAGGATTTATTGACGAGTATGGAGTTCCAGTATTCACTACTCCTGACACAGACGTGTTTGCCCCAGATGGCGAACTAATAGATATAGGCGTAGTAGATAGTTGGCAAAATGAAGTTGATGGTTTAAAAGGAGATCATGATGCTTTAAACGAGTTTTACAGACAGTTTCCAAGAACTGAAGAACACGCGTTTAGAGATGAAGCTTTAAATAGTATATTTAATTTAGTAAAAATATACGAACAAATAGATTATAATGATGGAATAGGAAATGATGCTGTAGTATCTACAGGTAATTTTCAATGGGTAAATGGAGTTAAGGATACACAAGTTATATTTTATCCAGATCCAAAAGGTAGATTTAAGGTAAGTTGGGTGCCACCGTCTCATTTGCAAAATAAAATTATAGCAAAGAATGGAGTTAAATATCCTGGTAATGAGCACATAGGTGCTTTTGGTTGTGACTCATATGATATATCAGGAACAGTGGACGGTAGAGGATCTAATGGAGCGCTACACGGTTTAACTAAATTTTCAATGGAAGAAGCGCCTTCTAGTTCTTTTTTCTTAGAATATATAGCTAGACCACAAACCGCTGAGATGTTTTTTGAAGATGTGTTGATGGCATTAGTGTTTTACGGCATGCCAATACTTGCGGAAAACAATAAACCTAGACTTTTATACTATCTTAGAAGAAGAGGTTATAGAGGCTACTCAATGAACAGACCAGATAAAACATGGAAAAAATTATCTATAGCAGAAAAAGAAATAGGTGGTATACCAAACTCTAGTGAAGATATAAAACAAGCCCACGCTGCTGCTATAGAAATGTACATACAAGATAGAGTGGGTTTACAGTCTAACGGTAACTACGGCACGATGTATTTTAACCGCACGTTAAACGATTGGGCTAAATTTGATATAAACAAGAGAACAAAATTTGATGCCGCGATTAGCTCTGGTTTAGCCATAATGGCATGTAATAGACATTTGTACGCGCCAAATGCTAGGATTGAAAGACAAAAACTAAATATAAGCATAGCCAGATATAAAAACGACGGCAATGTATCTAAAATAATTAAATAGCAAATATGTTAAGATCAGGTGTAAAAGGTAATTTCCCGAGTCAAGTTGTTAGTGATCTAGAAAAGATGACTGGCGAGTATGGTTTAGAGGTTGGAAAAGCTATCTCAGGGGAATGGTTTAATAATGGCACTTATAATAATAAGTATTTAAATACAGCTAATAATTTTCATAGCCTAAGATTATACTCTAGGGGAGAGCAATCTATACAAAAATATAAGGATGAGTTATCTATAAACGGTGATTTGTCCTATTTAAATTTAGACTGGAAGCCTGTTCCAATTATACCTAAGTTTGTAGATATAGTTGTTAACGGAATGGCTGAAAGAATGTATGATATAAAAGCATACTCACAAGACCCTCATGGTGTAAGCAAGAGAACTGAGTATATGGAGTCTTTGTTAGGAGATTACCAAACTAAAGATTTAAACGCTTTAGTAGAAGAAACATTAGGTATAAGCTTAAATGAAAACGACAAAGCAATGATACCGGCCTCAGAACAAGAGCTAGATCTACACATGCAGTTAACATATAAACAAGCCGTAGAAATAGCTGAAGAACAAGCTTTAAACGTTTTATTAGAAGGTAACAGATATGAGTTGATAAAAAAGAGATTTTATCACGACCTCACGGTATTAGGTATTGGCGCTATAAAGACAACTTTTAACCCTAGCGAGGGTGTTAAGGTAGATTACGTTGATCCAGCTAATTTAGTTTATTCTTATACAGAGTCTCCATATTTTGAAGATATATACTATGTTGGTGAGGTAAAAGAAATACCTATAAACGAACTAGTGAAACAGTTTCCAGATTTAACACATGAGAACTTAGAAGAGATAATAGATAACTCTGGTGGAAATAAAAATGCTTATAAGTTTGAAAGCGAAAGCGATGGTGACAATAACAAGGTTTCTGTTTTGTATTTTAACTATAAAACTCATATGAATGAGGTTTATAAAATGAAGCAAACAAAGAGTGGAGGGGAAAAAGCTATAGAAAAAGATGATACGTTTAATCCACCTGAAAATAAAGAAGGAGACTATAGCGCTTTAAAAAGATGTGTAGAGGTTTTGTTTGAAGGCGCTATGATTTTAGGTAGTGATAAATTACTTAAATGGGAGATAGCGGAAAATATGATGCGCCCTAAAAGTGATTTTACTAAAGTTAAAATGAATTATGCTATAGTTGCACCTAGAATATATAATGGTAAAATAGAATCATTAGTTAGTAGAATAACAGGTTTTGCTGATATGATACAATTAACCCACTTAAAACTACAGCAAGTTATGTCTCGCATGGTTCCAGATGGAATTTATTTAGATGCAGATGGACTTGCTGAAATAGATTTAGGTAATGGTACTAATTATAACCCACAAGAAGCTTTAAACATGTTCTTCCAAACTGGTAGTATAATTGGTAGATCGATGACTAGTGATGGGGAAATGAATCCGGGTAAAATGCCTATTCAAGAAATACAGTCTAGTAATGGTGGTGCTAAAATGCAGAGTTTAATACAAACATACAACTATTATTTACAGATGATAAGAGATGTCACTGGATTAAATGAGGCTAGAGATGGTGCTATGCCTGATAAATATTCTTTAGTTGGTGTACAAAAGTTAGCAGCTGCAAATTCTAACACAGCAACTAGACATCTATTGCAAGCTGGTTTGTTCTTAACACAAGAAGTATGTGAAGCTTTATCGCTTAGGATATCTGACATACTAGAGTACTCACCAACAAAAAATGCTTTTATACAACAAATAGGCGCTCATAATGTTGCTACTTTAGATGAAATGTCAGAGTTACATCTATATGATTTTGGTATATTTATAGACTTGATGCCAGATGAAGAAGAAAAACAATTATTAGAAAACAACATACAAGCGGCTTTAGCACAACAAACTATAGATATAGAAGATGCTATTGATCTTAGAGAGATAAGAAGTGTTAAGTTAGCGAATCAACTGCTAAAAGTACGTAGAAAAAAGAAATTAGAAAGAGATCAAAAGATACAACAAGAAAATATACTTGCTCAATCTCAAGCTAATATACAAACGCAACAGGCATCTGCTCAAATGGAAATACAGAAAAAACAATCTGAATCCCAGTCAATGCAGGAATTAGAGTCTATTAAAGCTAAATTTGAATCTGAAAGAATGATGCAAGAAACAGAGCTTAAAAAACAATTAATGGATCATGAGTTTGAAATTAAGATTAGAATAGCAAAACTAGAAGCTGACGCTATGAAAGCTAAAGAAGATGGTAAAGAAGATAGAAAAGACAAAAGAACTAAAATACAGGCCACGCAGCAATCAGAACTTATAGATCAAAGGAAGAACGATAAACCACCTAAAAACTTTGAATCAGATGTTTTAGGTGGAGGAGCAGGGGTACCACCTCTACCAGGAGTAGGTGACCCACTTATGGGTGTGTAAATTTATTAACTATTATTATATTATATTATGGAAGAAAACAAAGAAAAAGAACTACCTAAAAAAGAGGAAGTACTAAGTCAACAAGAAAATACTAATGAAAAAGTAGAGGGTTTAAAAGTAAAAAAATCAAAAAGTAAAGAAATACCAGATATTGTTAAGGTAAAACTAACAAAGCCTACAGAGGAAGTTAAACCGGAAGTTACTAAAGTTGATTTGACTAACGCAAAGCCTGTTACAGAGGAAGTTGTAGAACAACCTGAAGTTGAGCAGCAACCTATAGTTGAAATTACAAATGAAGAACCAGTAAAACCTCAACTACCTCCACAGCCAGAATTACCAGAAGGTATACAAAAGGTTGTTGATTTTATGAAAGACACTGGTGGTGATTTAAACGATTATATAAATCTAAATAGAAGTTTTGAAGATTATGGTGATGATGATTTACTTAGATCGTATTATAAAGACACAAAACCTCATCTAAATGACGAAGAAATAAACTTTTTAGTACAGGAAAGTTTTGATTGGGATGAGAAAATAGATGACGAAAGAGATATAAAAAGAAAAAAATTAGCGTTAAAAGAGCAAGTTGCCAGCGCTAAAAGCCACCTGGACGGGCTAAAGTCCAAATACTATGAAGATATTAAAATGGGGTCTAAGCTCACTGAAGAGCAACAAAACGCTATTAAATTCTTCAACGAGTCAAAAGAGAGACAACAAGCGTCAGAAAACGCGCAATCTATGTTTTTAGAACAAACTAATCAAGTGTTTAATGATGATTTTAAAGGCTTTGAATACAAAATTGGTGACAAAAGATTTAGATATAACGTGAGTGATACTGAAAAGGTGAAAACAACTCAAAGCGACATTAACAATTTCATAAGAAAGTTTCTTAATGAAAAAAATGAAATGGAAAACGCGAGTGGTTATCATAAAGGATTATTTACAGCTATGAATTCCGATGCTATTGCTAATCATTTTTATGAACAAGGTAGAGCAGACGCTTTAAGAGAAAGTGTTGCAAAATCTAAAAACATTAACATGGACCCTAGGCAATCACACAGTGGAGAGGTTAGGTCTGGTGTTAAAGTAAGAGTTTTAAATGATAATCCAAATGACTTTAAACAATTTAAAATTAGAAAAAATAAATAACTTAAAAACAATTAAAAAATGGCAATTACAGCAGGATCTCAGACTAGAGCTGCAGCAATACAAGCAGCTACATCTGAAAATTATTTAGACATCCAAAATAATGGATGGGCACAGCAGTACTTACCTGACTTGATGGAAAAAGAAGCTGAGGTTTTCGGTAAGAGAACTATATCAGGTTTTTTAGCACAAGTTTCAGCGGAGGAAGCTATGCAATCAGACCAAGTTATTTGGTCAGAACAAGGTAGATTACATCTTTCATACAAATGTGATATGGTAGACGTTACAGCTAGTACAATCAATATTACTCATAATATTGATGATGTAGCACAAACAACTACACATGGTATTAGAGTTGGTGATCAAGTATTAATCGCTGGTGGTGGACAAACTGTTACAGCTCGTGTAAGCGTTGCTGCAGCTGGTAACCAAACTATTACTGTACAACCTTACGGTTATGAACATATGACAAACGCAGGTTTTGTTAATGGTGATAACACTTGTACTATACTAGTATTTGGTTCTGAAAACGCAAAAGGAACTAGTTATGTTGGTGGTAGAGCTAATAAGCCTTCTTTCACTACATTTACTAACAAACCAATTATTTTAAAAGATATGTATGAAGTTTCAGGATCTGATGCTTCTCAAATCGGTTGGGTTGAAGTTTCTGGTGAAGATGGACAAAACGGTTACTTATGGTACTTAAAAGCTGAAGGTGATACTAGAGCAAGATTTACTGATTACTTAGAAATGAGTATGATTGAATCTGAGAAAGTTCACGCTGATTCTGCTATCGCATTACCAACTGATGGTGGCGCTGGTACAGCGGGTACAGAAGGTTTATTCGCGGCTATTACATCTAGAGGTCATCAATCATCTGGTGTTACTGGTGTTAACGCAGCTACTGATTTAGCAGAATTTGATGCTATTTTAGCTGAGTTTGACAAAAACGGTGCTATCGAAGAAAACATGCTATTTGTAAACAGAGCTACTAGTTTAGCAATGGATGACATGTTAGCTTCTATGAATTCTTACGGAGCTGGAGGTACTTCTTATGGAGTATTTGACAACGAAGAAGATATGGCACTTAATTTAGGTTTCTCTGGTTTCAGAAGAGGTTCTTATGACTTCTATAAGTCTGACTGGAAATACTTAAATGATTTAGCAACTAGAGGTGGTATTAACGCTGCTGCTACTGGTGGTGAGGCTATCAGAGGGGTTGTAATCCCAGCTGGTGTATCTTCAGTTTATGATGAGCAATTAGGTAAAAACCTAAAACGTCCATTCTTACACGTTAGATACAGAGCTTCTCAAGCAGAAAGCAGAAAAATGAAAACTTGGGTAACAGGTTCAGTTGGAGCGCTTACTTCTGACTTAGATGCTATGACAGTCAACTTCTTATCTGAAAGATGTATGGTTGTTCAAGGTGCTAATAACTTCATGTTATTAAACTAAGCAATTTTTAAAAGACCGGGGCTTCGGCCTCGGCCTTTTATTTTATTAATTTTATTATATATTATATTATGGCAAAAAAACAAGAAACAAAAACAAAAGTGGAAACAACTCCACCGGTTATAGAGCAACCAAAAGTTGAAACAAAGGTTATGGAAAAACCATTACCTAAAAAAGATACTTGGGAGATTAAAGATAGAACTTATTTGCTAAAAAACGGACAAAAACCGTTAAGTAAATCTATTAAAGCAGCCAATATTTATTGGTTTGACGAAAAATTAGGACACGAAAGAGAACTTAAATATTGCGAAAACCAAAGAACTCCATTTGTAGATGAGATGAAAGGAGACCAAAGATTATCACATATTATTTTTAGAGCTGGAGTATTACGGGTACCTAAAAACAAAGTAGTTTTACAGAAATTACTATCTTTATACCACCCACATAGAGATAAAATATTTTACGAGTTAAAACCTCAAAAAATAGCGGAGCATCAAGTTAATTTTATAGAAATGGAAATAAAAGCTCTTAACGCGGCTATGGAGTTAGATATAGATATGGCTGAAGCAGTTATGAGGGCTGAGATTGGTTCTAAGGTGTCTAAGATGAGTTCTAAGGAGATAAAAAGAGATTTATTAGTATTTGCTAAAAGAAATCCAATGTTATTCTTAGAGTTAGTTACTGATGAAAATGTAATGCTTAGAAACTTTGGTATTAGAGCTACAGAAATGAACATATTAAAGTTATCTCAAGACCAAAGAACGTTTACCTGGGGATCTAACGATAGAAAATTATTTACAGTTCCTTTTGATGAACACCCATACTCAGCGTTAGCAGCTTGGTTTAAAACCGATGAGGGAATGGAGGTTTATTCAAATATTGAAAAAAGATTAAAATAACAATAACAAGTAGAGCAACCATCTTAACGGGTGGTTGCAATACTAAAATCAAATAATATGAAATCAAAAGGTTTAGGAGACTCAGTAGAAAAATTTACATCAGCCACGGGAATAAAATCTTTTACAAAAATATTGGCCGATAATGGAATATTTGGTAAAAAGAAAGATTGTGGTTGTTCAAAAAGAAAGGAAGCTTTAAACAAAGCTTTTCCTTATAAAAATAAAAAATAAATATGGCGATAAGTGTAGATACAGTATATCAAAGAGTTTTAGCTTTAGCTAACAAAGAACAAAGAGGATACATAACACCTCAAGAATATAATTTGTTAGCAGAGCAAGCTCAATTATTAATATTTGAACAATACTTCCATGATATTGATAGATATTTAGAGGCTCACGGTAATAGTGGTGAGTATAGTGATAAAATAGACATTCTACACGAAAAAATAGCCCCATTTGAACAATGGAAAGTAGCTATGTCAGCTGTAAGTGGTAACGAGGCCACTCTTCCAACAAGTACAGCTGTTCATAAATTAGGTACAGTTTTTTATGCCGCTGGTACTTTTGATGTTGAAGTAGAACGTGTAGAGAAGAATGACTTACATTATTTAGAAAGAACCGCTTTAGCCGCGCCAACAGACGATAGACCTGTTTATGTTAGAAAAACAGAAGCAATTGTTAAATTGTTTCCATCGTCACCAACAGTTGCTTACACTACTAGTAATGTAACTTGTAACTATATAGCAAAACCCGCGACTCCAGTTTGGGGTTATACGGTTGTAAATAATCAAGCTTTATATAATGCAGGATCATCTACTGATTTTGAGTTACAAGGTTCAGAGGAAGCTGAATTAGTATATAAAATACTAGAGCTAGCAGGAGTAACGTTAAACAAACCAGGTTTAACACAATTAGCAGCAAACGAAGATAATACTATAACACAATTAAAAAACATGCAATAGATGGGATTAATAACACAAACAGGACAAGCATATTATACTGGTAGTAGTTTTGGAGATTATCAATTTACATCTTTAGAGCATATTATTAATCAATTTATAATTGCTTACGTAGGTGAAGATAAAATAATATCAAAAATAAGAAGAACAGACGTGGCTTTTCACGCTCAAAGAGCTTTGCAAGAACTATCGTTTGATACGTTTAAATCTACTAAGTCTCAAGAAATAACATTACCATCATCTTTAACAATGAAATTACCACAAGATTATGTTAATTATGTTAAAATTTCATGGAGTGATTCTAAAGGTGTTAAGCACGTAATACAACCTACATCAAAAACATCTAACCCAACAGACGTTGGTCAAGACGCTAATAACGATTATACGTTTTCTACAAACGAATTAGTTACTGATACATCTTCAGAAACTTGGGAGAGCTACCAAGGTTTAACGCCAGTTTTGTTTGATGATGACGATTATGACGATGATATATACGGCGCTTTGGTGGGACAAAGATATGGTATAGACCCAGAGCACTCACAGATAAACGGTACTTTTTATATGGATCCTAATACTGGTTTGATACACTTTAGTTCAAATTTAGCTGGAAAAACTATAGTATTAGATTATATAAGCGACAGTCTTGGTACTGATGCTGAAATGAAAGTTCATAAGTTTGCTGAAGAAGCTATGTACAAACATATTGCTTATGCTATATTATCAACGAGAGCTAACGTTCAAGAATATATAGTGCAAAGATTTAAAAGAGAAAGATTTGCTGAAACAAGAAAGGCAAAATTAAGGCTTTCAAATATTAAACTAGAAGAAATAACTCAAATTTTAAGAGGTAAATCAAAACACATTAAACACTAGTATATGCCAGAGTTAAATCATAATTTTACACAAGGTCGAATGAATAAAGACCTTGACGAAAGAATGGTACCTAATGGTGAGTATAGAGATGCGATGAATATCGAAATCTCAACATCAGAAGGTTCAGATGTAGGTGCTGTACAAACTTTAAAAGGTAACACAGCTGTAACAAGTTTATTTGGTGAAAACGCTACTTGTGTTGGTAGTATAGTAGATGAAAGTAAAAATAAATTATATTGGTTTATTTCTGCACCAGACAAAAATACAGCTGCTAGTACCACTTATTCTCACGCGGAGCAAGATAGTTCTGGCACTGTTAGCGTGGTACATGATATATACTCTGATTATATTATGGAGTATGACGAGGTCAACGACGAATTAAGCTATGTTGTGGTTGAGCATTATAAAATAGAAACAACAATATCTAATGACGCTCACGGTGATGGTGATCATTTACATGTAACTGATTTAAACAAAGGTAACGATATTAGATACATAGGCATACAAGTAGGTATGGATGTTTATATAAACAACATGAAAACATCTATTACAAAAATAGAGTATGACGCGGCCCCATGGAACGGTTGGAGAGTGTATACCGAACACGATGCTACTGATAATGGTTATGGTGGTTTATCTAGTGTCTCCGCTGGCACAAGCGTAGTTTTTGAATTACCACCTGAAAAAAGAGCTTTAGGTTTTTCTCGTTTTGCCTCTGTAAGACCAAAAAAATTAATAACAGGAATTAATATTATTGACAATCTTTTGTTTTGGACAGATAATCTTACTGAACCAAAGAAAATTAATATTGATAGATGTAAAGTTGGTAGCCAACAACCGGTTTCAAAACAAATAGCTTTATTTACTTTAAGTTATAATATACAACAAAACAATCCCCACACTTGGGGTACTAATCTATTTCCAACGCTTTTAATCGTAAACGGTGGAATCCCAAGTTTTTCTAACGGTAGATTAGCAAGTATGTCTGTAGAAGACTCAGTACTGTCATATCCCTTTTTTACTTATCGAAATGCTACTGTTATCAGGTACTCGCCAACACGGCCTTTAGCGTTAACTATGTCTAATTCAACTCAAGATCCTCAACAACCTTTAGACGGTATGGTTATAGTAGAATCTTCAGTTATGCTTCCTGGTGGTAATAATAACGGTAGTAGTGATTTTTTCTACGATCAAAACGGGTCTAGATTAGCGTATGATGATACAACGCCTTCGCTTACTTTTAATCAAAATATGGATTGGGAAGTTGGTGACATTATTGAGTTTATACCAAATGATGATGAGGCTGGTTTTAGCAATGAAACTTTAGTTACCGCTAGTGTTGCTTCTATTGTAAATGGAATTACATTTACTTTTAAAATAATATCAATATCTCGTAGTATATCAAAAACATTTGTTTCGTTTAAAGCTAAACTTCAACAAGGTGACCCTTTGTTTGAATTTAAATTTCCTAGATTTGCTTATAGATGGAAGTATGAAGATGGTGAATATTCTACTTATTCTCCTTTTTCTGAAGTAGCCTTTCTTCCGTCTAATTTTGATTATATGCCTAAAAAGGGTTATAACGTTGGCATGACAAACAACTTAAGGTACTTAGTACTTTCTGGTTTTAAACCGTACGATACGCCTTTAGATGTTGTTGAAATAGATATTTTATATAAAGAATCTAGCTCACCAAACGTATATACTGTTGAAACTATAAAATCACCTAGCTATAGAAATGAAACATTAGAAACTTATCAGCACGGAGGTGATATTGGTTGGTTTGGTAAAATAGTAAAAAATAACGTAGAAGTTGAAGCGCCTAACACATTATCTACAGATACTTATGTAGTATCATCTACTTCTTGGGGTTTTGATGATGAAACTGGGCAGCTGTTAGATGTTTTTACCTCTAGTAGTGGTGTAGATTTTATAGCGCTAAATCACTCTATGGAGGAGATAAATATAAAAATAGGTGATGTAATTGTGTTTACAGATGGACAAACAGGTTTAAATGCAGATGTAAAAATAGCAAATATACATAATAAGTTAGTAGACGGTAAATATTTTACATATATAGCCTTAACTCATAACGGTGTTGCGGTTGATGTGTCAAATATGATCACTACAAATTGGTTGTATACTAACGCTACTTTTGTTGATCCAGATGGAACCCTAAATAGTGGTGATGAATACTGGGGTAACGAAACAAACACTTTTAACTTTACAAGATCTAAGGCCGTAAAACCAGCTATATACGTTGATGATCCACAGGGTTCATTACAAATCACAACAGATATGATTCATGCTGCTCTACCGGCAAATCAACTATTACGACCATGGGATAATGTACCTAGAAAAGCATTAGCACAAGAAATAACCGGTAATAGACTAGTATATGGTAATTATTTGCAAAACTACAATCTACAAGGTAAAGATAATAAAATTGTAAACTCTAAATTTAAAGTTTCAATTAATAAAAGAAGAAATATTAGAAGCAATGTACAATACGACGACAGGACATCGTTGAGACATCCTTTAACAGGTGCTACCGTAGACTGGTGGGATGCGGCAAATAACATACAAGTTATTCCAGCGAATCCGGAAAGATCGCTGAAATCTTTAAGAGATTACCAAGTGGGCGTTGTGTATTCTGACGAGTTTGGTAGACAAACACCGGTGCAAGCAGATGATTCAGGTGTTATAAGAATAAAAAAAGCATTAGCCGACGATTATAATGGTTTAACTATTAGATTGGAAAACGGAGAATACCCTGATTGGGCCACTCATTTTAGATATTACATAAAAGAAAATTCAAACGAGTATTATAATTTAGCAATGGACCGTTTTTATCCTGCTGAAGATGGTAATGCTTGGATTAGTTTTCCTTCTTCTGAAAGAAATAAAGTAGACGAAGAAACCTTTTTAATACTTAAAAAACAACATGATGCTGATGTTTTTGTTAAAGATGACGCTAGATACAAGATACTAGCTATAGAAAATGAAGCTCCTGACTATGTAAAATTAAAGTTTGATACGTTTGGTGTTAAGAATCTAACCTTTCATACTAGTGGTGAGCCAAAAGAATTTCAGCAACATGTAACAGTTCCATCTGGTCACTTTGCTTCTGGAGCGCCTTTTGCAAAAACTTTAACAGAAAACAACTTAGTAATAAGAATAGGTGATACAACAAATTTATCCAAATGGTATAACGTATCCAGTATAATTGACGATACATCTGGGTATAAAAAAATTATACTAAGAAGTCCTTTTAAAAGTGATATAACTTTTACCACTGATGATGGTCTTCCTACAGGTGATATGAATCCTAATTTAAAAATAGAAATAGCGAAAAAAGAGATGAAAAACCTACCTGAATTTGCTGGTAGATTTTTTGTCAAAATACAAAAAGACGGCTTGTTTGAAAAACATATATCATCTAGGGCTCCTGAGAAAAGATATATAACTACAGATATGTTAAAGTTGAAAAATATGAAATCCACGTATGATGTAGGCGAAGATCAATTAACTAGAGATTTTTGGAGAGAATCAGACTCAGGACTCGGCCTTCAGAAACAGTTTTTTATAGACTGGATAGCTGCTGAAGGATGCCACGTGAAAAGCGGGGCACCAAATGGTTTTGAAAATGGAAAAGGTAAACAAAATATTACATATAATAACAAACCAGCTTCAACTTTAGATATAGCCTACCACTGGTTTAATAGCGACATGGGTAAAGATGTACCTTGGAATTTACCTAGTAGTAGTGACTCTGGCGTAAAAGAATATGATAAAAAAATAGACCGTATATTAAGAACAGCTGGAACATTATTTAGATGGAGAGGAGATACTACGACTTATAGAATAGAAGCAACAAGAGGTGGTCATGCTGTTGAAAACTATGTTGCAAAAAGTGGTTCCATGTACTATGAAGATGCTTCAAATCATAGATACAAATGGAGAGTTACAGTAACACCTAGAATAGGTAGCACGGATAAAGACGCTTTGGGCGTAGATGGTACTGGTTATAATCCTTTTAGTAATAATGCGGAAGGAACAACTGGAGGTAATCTTAATGATGTAACTTATAATAGTAGTTGGCATAATTATGACGGTGACAACACTGGATCAAGACATAGGTCAATCGAATTTTTAGATGAGTTTACTTCAGATGGTACATATACTAGTGATAATCCGGCTATATGGGAAACAGAACCCAAAGAAGACATAGATTTAGATATTTACAATGAAGCTAGTAGATCATATCCTATTGACTTAGAGTTTAATGTTTATAAGAATAGATTTGATAACGTAGCCTTCTTTAATAGATATAACCCAATTAAATATTACAACTGTTTTTCTTTTGGAAATGGCGTAGAATCAAACAGAATAAGAGATGATTTTAACGCTGTTACTATTGATAAGGGCCCTAAAGCTTCTACTGTTTTAGCAGAACAATACAAAGAGGAACGTAGAAAATCAGGTTTAATACACTCTGGCATATATAATTCAACTAGCGGTATTAATAGGTTAAATCAGTTTATACAAGCAGAACCAATAACTAAAGATTTAAACCCAACTTATGGTAGTATACAGAAACTTTGGTCAAAAGATACAAATTTAACAGCTTTTTGTGAGGATAGAGTTTTAAAAGTAGCAGCTAATAAAGATATATTATATAATGCTGACGGTAACCCACAGGTTATAGCATCAAGCAAAGTTTTAGGTAACGCACAACCCGCTGGTGGTGATTTTGGTATATCTACAGATCCAGAATCATTTGCTTCGGATCAATATAGAGCATATTTTACTGATAGATCTAGAGGCGCGGTTATGAGAATGTCTCAAAACGGTTTGTCACCTATATCAGAATCTGGTATGAAGACTTGGTTTAAAGACGTTTTAAAAACAAATGATACCACTTTAATTGGTAGTTATGATGACAGAAAAGGTCTTTATAATTTAACATTAGAGCAAAATGCTAGTGGTTTGGAATCATCACTTTCAATAAACACGCCTTTAGGTACTGTTGGTTATGAGTATGGTATAACGGGTAACCAAGGTTTAGGGTTAACGCCTGGCACGGTTCAAGCTTATGATTGGGTTGCATTTAATTCCGCTGGTACTATAGAATATGATGCTGCAGATATTACCCACATAGAAGTATCTACACATGACTATAATCAAACAGATGTTTCAACATGGTTAGAGGCGCTAAGAACAAGCGTAAACGCTGGTAACAGTCACAACTTATCTATAGCGCCAAACAACTTTGGTGGTGGTGGTATATCACCTGGCTCTGAAGCTGTATATACAGTAACCGCCGTTAATGCAGCTGCAACAAGTACAAATGGTGGTAGTTATTATAGAATAACATTAAACTGGGATTTCGGTGTATTTAATCTACATGCACACGCTGCTAAAATAAGCTATTACGATAAGCCATCTGCTTCTGATGGTGATTCTGCCTCAACAATAATTCCATACACTATAAGTTTTTCTGAACAATCTAAAGGTTGGACTAGTTTTAAATCTTGGATTCAAGAAACTGGTATTAGTTTAAATGATAAGTACTTTACATTTAAAGGAGGTGAATTATATGAACACCACACTAACGAAACTAGAAACACTTTTTACGGATTAAATTCTGTTGATTCTACTTTATGTTTATTATTTAACGAAATGCCAAGCAGTGTTAAAAACTTTTCATCTTTAAGTTACGAAGGAAGTCAATCTAGAATAATAGAAAACACTACAGATGGAGAATACTATAACAATACTAGTGTTGATGGTTGGTGGGCAGAATCTATAGAAACAGATCTAGAAAAAGGATTTATTCCAGAGTTTAGAGACAAAGAAGGTAAATGGTTTAATTTTATAAAAGGTAACGAAGAAAATACTTTAGCTAACCTTAATGTAAAGCAATTTTCAGTACAAGGCATTGGAACACCTACAACTGTAGCTACAACAATAGTAACACCACTACCTCAATACAAACTTACAATTCACGATACAGGTGATCAAGATTAATAAATATGGCAAATAACTATAACGTATCAAATGTTACAACTATGGAGGCCGCTGGAGAGTCAGTGGCAGGTGGTGGTATTGCCCCTTCAACAGTACTAACTATAACGCCACATGCTGGCTATGTTATACAAGCAAGCGATTTTAGTATAGGTAATACTCTTCCTTCTGAGGTTACTTCTGTATCTTTTTCAGATACAACCACAGCCTTAGATGTTAACAATGAAGTTTTAGCAACGGTTAATTTAGCTACTTGGTTTACTATGCCGGCCAGCGGTAACCTTGCAATTGGCGTGGATATAGATGGGGCCACACACACCGTAGTGCCTAGATTAAGTTTTTTTAATACTGTAGCTACTAACGTTACTAATGTTACAGCTTCTTTTGACTTGGTATCAATAACATCACCTGCGCAGAAGTCGATTAGTACATCTACTACAGACGGTATAGCACTAAGTACTTGTTATATAGATTTAGCAGCTAATCAACAAGTAGGCGTAGCAGCTTTAACAATAACAGCAGATAGTGGTTATCATTTAACTAGTATGCCTTCTTTTAGATTGGTGTCTAGTGATTATGAAAAATGGGTTATTTTAGAATCGCCTACATATAATAGTGACGGGCAAATTGATTCGGTGCTTTACAATATATCATATATAATGGGTGATTCTGACGTACCAGCTAGTCTTGGAGAGCATATTATATGGACTGTTCCAACCGCGGAGGCAGACATAGCTGTTACCTTACCAAAAATAGTTTCACTTGCTTATTATGATGGTTATCCACATCAATCAATAATACCAGTTAATGCAAATAGTAACGACTTAATATTAAATGTACATGGTAATACAGACGCTAGTTATACCGTAAAAATAGTTGATTCTAATGGGTTGTCTTATGATTTTAGTACTAATACTTTTACTAGACCAGCAACTGTTTCTGAAACTCAATATGTATATTCTCCATCTACTCAATTAGCAATGGGTAGACATCCAAATAAAAATACCCACACTATAACAATACCTACTTATTCTAAAGAAATAAGATTTTCACGAACTTTTACAACTACAATAACACCTATTGGAGATACGCGTACTGCTCAATCAGGAATGGAGACTGATGCTTCAGAGCCACTATCAATAATACTTTATCAATTAGGTCAAGTAGATTTTACGCTTCAAGCCGCAACAGCTACACATGGTGAGACTATTAGTACTTTAATTATAAAAAGTATAACTAATGGTTTCCCAATGCAAAAATTGTCTACTTTTAATCCAGCAACAGCTCCTGGTTCTATTACTGGTTATAATGGTTATTTCACAACATCACAAGCCTTAGGATATACTATAACAAATGCTACAGAGGGAGCGGTAAGTGTAAGTGGTAGTCCTGCTACAATACAAATGGCCACAGCTCACGCTACTTTAAAGCTTCAAGAGGGTGATACTGTTACAGGTACTAATATAGCTGCTAACTCCACTATAGCTTCCTTAGGTACAGGTGGGGGAGACGCACTTAAACAGTTTACACTGAACCAAGATGTTAGTGGTACTGTCGCTGATGAAACAACTCTAACGTTTACTAGAACCGTTGGTATATCTAGACAACCAGTTGAAACAGATATAATAACATCTTCACCTATTACTTTAGCTGGAGGATTAAGTTCTAGCCAATCTTATCTTTGTAAAAATGATGTTAGTAACTCAGCAACTATACACTTAAAAAGCGATGATAACTCTCAAGTTGTATCTGGCTTAGTAGCTGGAATGTTAGTTAGTGGCGATGAAATAGTTGGTTTTCCAACCATACTATTTGTTAATGGTGATACTATAGCTATATCTAGCAGCCAAACAATAACCGCTGGACAAGCTTTAAAATTTACCGTAGCAGGAACATCAACCCATATAACAGAGTTAAATGTTACAGGCGCTGGAACTGCTAATTGTAAATTAAACGTTTCTGGATATGTAGAAAGACTCGGTATTAATGATGTTGTAGCTAATTTAACTTTGGAAAACTTTGTTACAACATATGCAACACCAACAATAGTGGCTACAACGGCTAATTGTCCAGTGGGTGGTTCTGTTGTTATAGAGCCTTTGTCAGGTTGCACCGGGCATACTGGGACGTTAAATATAGCCACGGTACCTAGTAAGGGTGCAGGTGGAGCCGTTATAACTGAAGACGGCCAGTCTATACTTTATAGTTCCTCTGTTGGAGCTGGAGTAGAAATTGGAACAACAGATACTATAACATATACTATAAACGATGGGGTTAGTGCGAATACAAGCCCTGCAAATATAGTAGTAACTTTAACATAATAAAATGCCTACATTAACACTAACTTTTCCACAAAAAATACAAACTTCAACACAGGTTGGAGATATGGTTTTATATTGCAACCCAAGTACTACAGCTGGTTTTTCTACAGCAGCGCAATCAGATGTTGTTTTTTTAGGTGCTTGTTTAACTATAGCTGCTGATAGATTGTCTATGACCGTAGATTATGATGCTAGTACAGTTATACCTACATCTAGTAGCTTTATACTTTTTAGCAAAGATAAGTATTGTAATCCAAGTGGTTTACTAGGTTACTATGCTAAAGTATGTTTTAGAAATAATTCCACTACTAAAGCTGAACTTTTTGGAATAAATGCTGATATGTTTGAAAGTAGTAAATAATTAGCAAAAAGTGTGACTATAGACATATAAATCAAATTAAATGCCTAATAATCAAATAAAGAAAAAAGATTTACTCGTAACAGAGCGAGACAAAGTGTTGGATATAGAAAAAGCTTTGATTGAAAACGCTGACGGAGAAAATATTGTAACAACACATGATACCGATGCTTTTCCTTTAAAGCATATTTTTGCAGATGGAGTGTATGTAAGACAAATGTACATGGCAAAAGGAACCGTTGTTATAGGTGCTATACAAAATCATTTACATGTATGGTATTTGTTAACTGGAAACATAGTCGCCGCCACTGAAGATGGTATTGTTGATTACAAAGCACCTTGTTATGTAGTAGCTCAACCGGGGACAAAAAGAGTTATACATGCTGTTGAAGATTCTATATTTATAAATATACATAAGAACCCTACGAATACACAAGATTTAGATGAACTAGAAAAACAAATAGTTTCTAGTAGTTATGAAGAATATGAAAAATACGTTAATAATAAAAATAATATAATATGAGCTGGATAATGGTTGGTGTTGCTGTTGTTGGTGGTGTATCTAAAATGATAAGCGCCAAAAAAGATCGTGACGCCAGAAAAGCAGAGCAAGAAAGAGCTAATAGAGAAATTGCTAAACGTAGACAAAGATTAGAAAGTCTAGACCTTACTAATCCATATGCTAATCTACAAAACACATATGAAGATTTAACAATAAATCAACAGCAAGTTGACTTTCAAAGAAATCAAATGGCTATTCAACAAGCCAACGCTATGCAAAACTTACAAGCCGCGGCCGGTGGTAGTGGTGTAGCTGGTTTAGCACAGCAAATAATGAACCAAGGACAACAAATGTCAGGTCAAATAGCTGGAAGTATAGGTCAACAAGAAAGAGCTAATCAAATGGCTAGAGCACAACAAGAAGCAAGTATACAAAGCCAAAAAGCTCAAGGTGATCAATGGGTTTATAACAAGCAAGAGGCAAGAGAATCAGACTTTTTATCTGCTGCTAGGGGTGAAAAAGCAGCCGCAGATAGAGCTAGAAGCGAAGCGGCAACGTTATCTTGGCAGGGTGCTAGCGAAATAGCGGGTGGCGTAGCACAGGGAACTCAATACGGTGTGGATAACTACGGTTGGTTTGGTGGTGGAAAATAACAATATAGAATATGGCAAAGAAAAAAGATAAGAAAGGTACAGGGTTTTTACAAAAAACTTACGACATAGCTACAGCTGGAGTTGATCAAGGTACACCAAGAGGTGGCTCTACTTTTGACGAAGCGTTTGCTGCCGCTGGAGGTGGTAGATATGGTAATCCTGGTGCTGGGAATACTGGTTATAGTGTAAACTGGAGTGAGGTTGATTTTGGTAAGAAAACCATTGAAGATTTAATGAAGCACCAAGAAAACCAACGTAATAAAAAAGACATCGACGCTAGAAGGAAAAAATGTATTGAACAAAAAGGACAGTGGAATCCAACAACAGGTACTTGTGATAAGGAAGGTTTAAAAGATGATCAGCAAATTTTCTTAAAAAAGAAAGCGTGTGCAAAAAGAGATGGATACGAGTGGAATGATGATTTACAACTTTGCGTAGAAATAGAAGGTAAAAAAGATGGCCCAATAATAGAGTGTAAATGTGGTGGTAAAGGAACACAAGAAGAGTGTGATAAAAAATGCAAGAAAAAAGATACAGATGATTGCCCAGAAGGTTATGAAAAAGTGGACGGGATATGCCAACCGAAAACAGATACGGATGGCGCGGTAGATAAGCCGTGTGAGTGTAATGGTGAAGTTACTAGAGTGCCAATCAGTCAAGATTGTCCACCTTGTGATGAACCAGACCCAAACCGATGTGCTGAAGACGAGTATTGGGATGGGGTAAGATGTGTTAAGAAAAGAAATCAAGGTAAAGATATACCTGGCTGTACAAATCCTGATTCTGAAAATTATAATCCTGATGCAACTATAGACGATGGTTCGTGTAAGCCTGTTAAAAAGAAAGATGATGATGATGATGTTGTAATTGATGACGTAGATGAAATAAGTGAAGACGATATAGATAACACATATGCTAAAGGTTTAAATGACCCTTTTAACCCTGAAGTTACTTCCGATGAAGATATAGAAAAAATAAACAATTCGTTTACCGGTAGAAACGAAAATGAATCACTAATGCCAGGTTTAAGTCCAAACAATAGTTGGAATGATTCAATTGGTGGTGGAGAATTTAAAAGTTTTGATCAAAAACAAAATTTTAAAAATGGTAAATTTTCCGGGTATCAAAGCAAAGGTAGAGATAGCCAGGGTAAGAGATGGAACTACAGCTTTAAAATAGATAAAAAAGGCTACATCCAGTTTGACAAGCCTTATAAAAAAATGGGGAGTGGTGTTAACTTGGTAATGCAGAAACTTGGTTTTAGTGGCAACAAGGGTAGGTTTACAAAAAGCGAATGGAATAGATTTACTAAAAAATACAATGAGGCTTTACAGGCCGCTATAAATAAAAGAACTGAACTAATAAAGCAATACGGTGAAAATCGTAATACAATAAACAAAATATTCTATGGATTAAATGCTGAGGAAAAAGCTTTACTTCGAATGCACGCTAGGGGTTTTTTTAGAGGCGGTTCTACACCATTAAACTTTAAATCTCAATTTGATTATACGCAACCTATACCAGTTCAATTTAAATCACCATTTGCTAGTCGTTCTGCATTTAGAAGTCGTTTAAAAACACGTGAAAATTGGATGCCAATTCAATCGCCAATGAATTATGGTAGTCCACTACACCAGCAAGAACAAGACATTAGCCAAATGCAGTTTGGAAGTATATGGGAAAAGATACAGGCATATGGCTCTGATATGGATAAGAAAATAGATAAGTTTATAAAACACAGTAATTACAACGCTGAAACGGATAAACCTATAAATTCATTCCAAAACCAAGAGTGGATTGGTATAATAACAAAATGGTTGCAAGAGCAAAAGGCAGCGATGATTAAAGCTAAGAAGAATAATGATGAAAAACAAAGAATATCTACAGCTGTTAACACTTTAATACAAGATGTAACTACTTATTCAGGTAAGTTTTTAGATTGGATAGCTAGAAACGCTGGAGACGAAACAGAAGGTAATGCTGGTGGCTCTGTTGTTTCTCAGGGTTCTAGAAAAGATGAAAGATTTATTGGTAATATTACTTTTATGGGTGATAAAAACACTACTATAGCTATTGGACCTGATGGTAAAATAGGTATAAAATCTTTTGGTTTACCTGAGGTTAAGTTTGTAGAAGAGTTAGACACCGATGTATTTGCTAAAGATGATATGGGTTATGCACAGTTTTTAAAAATATCAGAAGAACTTCAAAAGTTAGCAGAGAGTGGTAAGCCTTTAAATGAAAACACTGTAAAGGGTAATGCTGATCAACTGTTAAAAAATGAAGATAGTATTTTATCTTGGGCGTTTGATCCTTTGTATGGTCAATCTTGGCTTCAAGATTATTTAGAAGTTGATCCTAATGTTGATGTTGATCAGTTTATGCCAGAAAGCTCTAAGTTTGACTTAGATCGTTTAACAGATGAAATACATGGTTGGTTAACTTCCAAAATGAAAGAGGCTTATAATCAAAATGTTCCACAGCAACCACAACAAAAAGGAGATGCTGCTCAAGCTATAATGGACCAAACGTTAGCTAGTGTAGAGGAGGAAAAACAAAACAAAGAAGGCGTTTATGCTGACTCACAACAAGGACCACCTCAAGGACCACCTCAGGGACCACCTCAAGGACCACCTCAGGGACCCCCACCTCCGCAAGGAAGTCCAATGGCTTATTCAGAAAAGAAGAAAAGAGCTTTAAGATTGATAAACAAATATATTAAATAAAATATAATATGAAAAAACCAAGTCCTTTTTTACAGGAAGTAGTTGAAGACATGTTGGAAAATGGCGCTAGCGAAAACGAGATAAAAGACGTTGTAGAAGTATATAGCGAAACTGGTGAGAATCTATATGAGCAAGATCAAGAGATTATAGATGACTGTAATCGGAGAGAAGGATACTTTTGGAACTCAGAGGCTAATAATGGTTTAGGTGCTTGTGAGTTAGAAGTACAGATAGAAGACACTCCTAAAGAAGAAGATATAGATTTAGATTTTTTAACAGAAACTAGTGAGATTCAACCAAAGCAAAACGTAGAAGATTACGATACTTTTTCCGAGCAAGTAGTAAGACATTTCGAAAAACTCCCGGTAGAAATGTGGGAGTTTCCAGATCAAGGCGGTTATTTGTTAGAAAACGAAATGTTTTTAAATGGACTTGACGTTTTAAGTAGACAGCTGGAAGAGGGTATTATTGAGCATTGGCCAGTAGACGATAATGGCGCACAAATACCTCTTGACTTTGATGATTTAAAAATCTTTAACAACTACTTAACTATACGTAAGGATTATAATCCTTATGATGATGGCGAAATAGGTGAATCAGGTTATAGTGTGAATTTTGAAAAAGCTATTTTTGACTCTTATTTTACAAACCTTTCTAAGATGTTTGTGAAAACTACTAGGCCTTTGGATGACGCTTATGCTAGTGGTTATGGTAAAAACCAAAGAAAAGGACTTTTACCTCCAGCTATAAATAAAAGCGGTGTAGAAAGTGATGAGTTTTTAAAATATCTAATACAAGAATGTGATCATGTAAGGTTGTCTAGAGAATTAGACAGACTTGCTGAACGTAAAGGAACGGAAAGTTATAACGAGCTAGAAGAAGAGTATAATAGTATAAACGGTATAGAAAGAAAACATTGTTATACGCTATCTTTAAATGCTTATGAAGACTACAGGGAGTGGGTTAATAATGACAAATTACCAACGGATTTAGGTGAGCTTGGTTTTGATAAAGTAGTAGAAAAAAGAACTCAACAATTACAATCAAATTTTTCAATTGAATTATCACGTAGCAATTGGGATCGTTATGCTAAGTTTTGGATTCTTAGGAGTCGTATTACTCAAGTTACAACTGATGATATTAAAATAGGAATGGGTCTTACGGATCCTTGGCTTACTGACAAAGACATGCGGGAAAGAGCCGAATTAGATCCTTCCCTATATAACACTGAAGAATTTAGAAATGCTATAAGAGACGAGAAAAAGAGGTACTATCGAAACATGCTTCCTAATGTTGAGGACTTCGAAGAGCAATTAACTAGTTGGACAGGGGGTTTAAACGAAACTAATTTAAGAAAAATACTTGTAGAATCATTCAAAAATCAATTTGGTGCAAATTGGGAGGGAACAACCCATAGCGTTGCTGGTGTAGAAATAGCTGAAACTGGCGATTGGGTTAATAAAGATGATTTTTGGATAGAAGAGTTGGTGGTTGGACTGGATGCTATTAGAGTTCACCATCCAAGTGGTTTTTATATGGATATAAACTTAGAAGGTGAGCCTGAGTGTTATAAATCAGGGGTTATTATGAAAAGCTATGAGAGAGATATATGTAAAGATAAAACTCATAAATGGCTTCAAACTATAATTAATTCTATATCTAACTTTATGGCTGGACCAAGTGATAAGTCTATAGACGGTGGTTATGCGTTTTCAGATAATTGGGATGAAATTGGTTTTAAAATCATGCATAAGGACGGGAGAACGTGGGATGAAGTTAGAGATGCTGGTTTAACAAAAAGAAAATTAAATACTCTTAAATTTGCTTATCCAGATCAACCAGAGATATTGTTAGAAGACATGGTTCATTCAGACCAAGGCGTGCCCTATACTTATGAAATGGCTGGGGGAACAGGATCTGATTTAGCATGGTATAGAATAGATCAAGATGGCAACAAGCAGTTAATAGAAACCTGTGAAGAACAAGTAGCTAGATACATAGATTATAGAAACAAAGGAAAAGAATGGTACGGAGATGTTCCAAAATGTCAAACTAAAAACGAAAGTGAAGACTCTAAGTATGCGAGGGCTTTAAAATCTTTTTTAACATATAGATATTATTTCCAAACAAGAAGTTTAAATGGTATTCACGTGGGTTTACAGGGACCTAAATTAGAAAACAAGTTTTATTATCAAGCTCAAGAGAACTCTGTATTTATGGATACAGATGTCGATAAAACAATAAGTATTTTATCTGAATGGTATGGTAAGTTAGGATTTACTTTTAGTAACACTAAAGACAAATACGGAGGTATTTCAAAAGCTTTTGGGGATTGTGCTGGTGAACAAATTGTAGTTACATATAAAGGTGATTCAATTAAATTTCCAACAGGTTTAGACTGTATGGTTTCAGAAACCAAATATATGGGTAGTGAAATGGCTCCTACGCCCACAGAGATTATCGCAGCTATTATAGGTAGTGCTAGAAATAAACTAACGTCTTTTATTGACAGTAAAATTGATCCTGTTTATCTAACAAATGTAGAGTTAGACACAGCTATTTGGGATAGAATGTATGGCCCAGAAGGAGTGTTAAATCTTACTAAAAAACAAAAAGGAGAATTAGAAGATTTTTTATACAACGAAGAAGATAAAATAAGAGCAGGTATAACAACGGCAGATTATAATGATTTAACCGCTGTAAGAGAAAAAATATATAAAGGTGATAAAGATAGTGAATACGCTGCGCAAATAAATTTAGCTATAAAAACTTTTAGAGATCTAGGTATTCCAAGCGATAAAATAACAGAGGAAAGAATAATTGAATTTGTAACAAATATAATTAAAGCTAATAAAATTGATGAGTTTAGAGAAATTAATTTTTCTAAATGGTATCACAGCTCGCAAGGTAAACAAGATAAAAAATTTTGGAAAGACGCAGATAAAGAAGATATAAAAATAAAACTAGAAGCTATTGGAGCGGTTAAAGCAGGTGAAATAGAAATTGAAGTAGAAAACTCACTAGAATTAATAAAAACCAAAGAGCAGCAAATTAAAACTAGTCCAGAGTATCAATGGGTACAAAGTCATTTAGATAATATATTAAACCCCGACCATCAATATGAGTTAACTAACGCAGAAATACTTACTGGTGATTGGTATCGTGTTGAAACTGGTCCTGCGGCTGGGAAAATTATGCCGATGCGTATTGCTATTCAGTATGCTATTTATCTTAAAGCTGTTGAAGAAAAATATGAAGTTTTAAACAAACAACGCGAGGAAGTTGATAAAAAAATATTTCAAATTGAAGATATTGATGCGTGTTTAAGAACTCTTCAAAAATCATATTCAACTACAGCTTGGATAAATTGGGATCATTTTATAGCTGGAGGACCCTTAACTTATTCAGGTTTAGTTGCACTATTGAACTGGAACTCAATGGGAAGAGAAATGTATACGCATAATACAAAAGCTAAGCAGCTACGAATGTCAGAAGTTAGCCAGCATGCTAGAATAAGTTGGGATGAAGTTCGTGGCATTGATGATGCTTTAGGTTTTGCAGCGCAATTTTTTTCTGAACAAGCTTTTACGTTTGCAGTAATGGGTCCTTTTGGACTTACAGGGTCTATAGCTGCTAGGGCGGTAGGTGGAATAGTTGGTGGTACTGTTATAGCGTCAACTATGATGACTGGTACTTATTTACAAGCCTACGCTGTTCACGAAGCTAATGGTGGTACTTGGGATAATTTTGACCCAGACGGGACTGCAATGATGCAGGCTGTAGGTGTTGGTATATTAAACGGTGTGTCAGCGTTTTTCTCTATGAGATATTTAGGTAATGTAGCTCAATTAATGCAAAAGTCTGGTACTATAAGAAACATATCAAGAGAGAGTATAATGTCAATGATGAAAAAATCATTAAACCTTCAATCAGGTTATTTAGGTTCTAAACTAGCTGATATGTTTGTTGAAACTAGTACTGAACTTATAGAAGGTTATATAACAGGAGAACCTTTAGAAGCCAACCAAGCTTTAGATGTTTTCATGGAAGTAGGTTTATTTAATACAATACTTGGTTTTATACCTTCAATGAAAGGCGCTGTGTATTCATTCCTAGGAGATCATAAGACAACAGAACAAATTCGAAAGAATGAAAAAATAAAGTTAGAAAATGAACAGTATGTATTAAACTGGCAAAAAGAAAGCGGTAGAGAGTTAGTTTTTGATGAAAATGGTAATATAGATTGGGAAAAAACAAATCAAAATGTAACAGATGGTTCTAAAAACAAAACTAAAGCTCACCAAGCTGGGTTTACGATAGAAGGAGTTGAGGCTAAACTTGAAGAAAACAAAAAATTACACGAGCAAAACATGTCAGATTTAAAGACAATATTTAATGCTGGTAATAAGTTTGATAAAGTAGCTTGGTTTGCTATAGGTGATATTTATAGACAGCAAGAAAGACTTAGAGTAAAATTTGAAAATATTCAAAATGACACTAGCTTATCAGCTGATGAAAAAAAGAAAAAATTAACTGACTTAACTATAGAGTTTAATGAGTTAGAGCAAGTAAGGGTAATGATGGTTAAAAATCCTCAAAGTAATCTTAGTAGATGGGGAGCTTTAATAAGTAGTAAGAAACAAGCTGATATAGATAAAGCAAACACAATAAGAGAAAGAGTAATTGAAAAGTATAAAAAAGATAATAACGGTAAAACACCAAGTGATGAAGAAATCGCTTCTCTAGCCTCTCAAGAATACCATGCTGAGTTAATTAGAGAAGATGATGCAAATGTACCTAAAAGAACAAACCTATCTAAAAGTCATGAGTTAAAAGAATCTATAGATGATGCGGTAACATACTTAACAGATTTATTTAATGATGCTATACAAAAAGTAAAAGCATCAGGAGATTCTCCCGCAAGAGTGAACGCTCTAAAAAGAGAATTAGAAGCGGCTATTAATGGTATAAGAAATGGTAATCACGGTGTAAACTTTAGTTTAGAACCTTGGAAAAAAGGTGAAGATCAAAAAAGACAATCTATAACGGTTGTTGAAAATGCTTCTAGAGATGGTAGAACAGAAAATAGAACTCATGAGTTGGGTCACACTGTATTTATAGAGCAGCTAGGGTTAAACCCAGAGTCGTATCAAGCTTTATCACAAATGGCACTAGAGTTTTTACAAAAACACCATCCACAATTGTTTATACAAATACAATATGGTGTTGAAAGAAAAAAGAATAATTTAACTGGTGCTAATGAACTTGTTGCTGATGAAGTTGTGATGAGGTTTTTGGAATTCGTTGGAGATGGTAAAGTTGATTTGAATAGTAAAAACGCTAATGGACTTGCCACTATGATGATGTATTTTTCAAGTAAAGCTATATCAAAAGATACTAATGCTCAATTTGGTTATAGACTAGATGGCGAAGCTGGTGCTATTAATTTTTTAATATCATTAGGTAAAAAAATAAAAGAAGGAACGTTTACTAGAAAAGATGTAGAAACTATTCGTAAAAACCAATTTATACAAGAAGCTAAAGACAAAAACGCTGCTAAAGTATACAATACCAACGTGAAAATGAGTGTAGCTCAAGCTGCAAAAGTTAACAAGATTCACGAGGAAGAAGGTGATACTGAGATGGGTATTTGGAAAATTATGGAAGAATACGAAGGTATGCTTAATAAAATAGCAAGTGTTTATTCTAATGTACCTGGGTATTTTGAAAGCAAGCAAGATTTTATTGATGAAGTTAAAGTTTCTTCTTTTACAAATAATAAAGGAGAACCATATAGAAGTTTATATACATTGATAAAAGAATATGATCCATCTACTGGCGTACCTTTATCTGCTTGGATAAATAAATATATAAAAGTTAGGGCTATTGAAGCCGCGGAAAGAATATTTAATTTTGATGGAGCTAACATCCAGTACGACGAAAATGCTAGTTATGATATAGTTGATAACTCTGATTCAATAATAGAATCAACAGAAGGTGTTATTGAGACAGGCGAACTAAGGAAAATACTAGGTATAGATATAGAAAGTGATTTAGCAAAAGAAGTTATATCTACAGTAGAAAATATTATTGCAGAAGATCCAAGTTTTGATGTTAACGAAAAGAAATTTAGACAAGGTTTAGAAAAAAGATTTGTTGATGCTTTTAGAATTAAAATAAAAGAATTAATTGGTAAAGATAAAGAATCGTTTTCTAATTTCTTAATAGAAAATAAAGATGCTATTACTAGTTTAATAGCTTTTAAATATAAAAATAGATTTCCAGAATTAACTAAAGGAACAGGTGCAAGAGAAAAAACCGCACAAGGAAATCAGATATTTGAGTTAGTAAAAATGTCCGATGAAGATTTTGTTGCTTTATTCACAGAGGGTAGAAAAGGTTGGGAAACTAGAAGAAATAGTTTGATAGATGCATTATCTGCTGAACTTGGTTTAGATGCTACATTTGACGCTTATAAAACTGTTAATCCTGATGGTTTAGAAAATAATTTAGCTTATATAACAACCGCTATAGATAGAGATTCCAATGTTAAGTTTAGTCACGCGGGAACAATATGGGATATAACCGCTGAATATCGAGGCGATTCACAACGTTTTACAAATGATGTTAGAGCTATATTCATGACCATGACTACTAATCAAAATTTTTTAGAAAGATTAGATAAAGAAAACTGGACTTTACTTGGTTATGATTTCCCACCAGCAGCTGTAGCTTGGACTTATAAGAATTTTTATGATCCAAACGATAACGCTATAAGCCAAAGATATATGAGCGTTATAAAGAACAACCCTAACCTTAAAGGTAATCCTGCTTTAGAAGGCTTTTTAAATCAAGGTACTTTTAGATATGATGAAGACGCTCAAGCTGAACAACACAATGCTAACTATGTTGTTGTGACAGAGTTTTTACCTGCTAGTATATGGGAGTTATTAAATGGTAGAGGTTTTGGTTATATTAAAAGAGGTATGGATGCCGCTGCTAGTAAGCTTAACGAAAAAGGCCCTAGAAAAGATGGTAAGAAAATGCCAGCTAGCAACCTGTCACACCGTGGTAAAACTCCACTACAGGTAAAAAACTGGGAGTTTGATTATGAAAAAGGATTATTTGTTGGAACCGTTAATGGTGAAATCGTAACTAGCTTAGACCCAGTAAAAGAACATGGAGCTAAACTTATAACTGGTAAGCATTTTTTAAATTATAACAGTATAAACGATAATTTAAACGAAGACTTAGAGTTTGATCAAGAGATTATTGATAATGTTAGAATAATGAATAAGGATGTTAACGGTGGTATTATGGCTAGGTATGACGCTATTAGATATGGTAGTGTAGAGGAGTATGGAGAGTATGGCACTGTGGAAAGAAGAAACAAACAAATAGCAGCGATAAAACTAATGTTACCAGAAGTAATAGCTGCTAACAAAGCTAATGTTGAAATAGTTGTTACTTTAAATCAAGCTTGGTTTAATGCTATGTTATCTGGAAAAGTTAATGGTGCTCAATATTTAAGATTTTTACAATTACAAACAAACGACACATTAGGACCTAAAGGATTATCAACTATCACTGGTATACAATTACCCAACGAACCTAGAAAAGAGGGTGATAAAACACAAGGAGAGCATTTAATCGTTAATGCAGAGACTATGGCTAAAACAGCTGATTTAATGGCTAGAGCTCTTGAGTTTGATTCTGATGGAAATGTTATTGGATATAAAAAAGGTTTTGACGCGGACAAAGTAAAGGCAGAATTACAAAAAATATACAAAGCAAATACTCAGTTATTATTAGATGGTACTATCAGTCAAGAGATGGATGCTGGACCTGGTGGCAAGACTAGTAGTGCTGCCGAACAAAGAGTTAACTTTATAAAGAGTGACGTTGATTTAATATCTATTGACGGTACAGATTATAACGAAAGTGTACAAGATCAAAAAATTAATGATGCGGTAGAAGAATTAACAGCAGAACAAGAAATTATAAATATTAAAAATAGTAAAGTACAATCTGCTATAGAAAATATTATAGATAAATCAAATAACAACGCGGAAGTACAAGGCGCTAGCGTGTTTGATTTTGACGAGACTGTTGGTATTAGTGATAACTATGTTATAGCAACTCGTTATAACAAAGAAACAGGCGTAACAGAGGAAGTTAGAATATCATCTGCTGATTGGCCAACCATGGGAGAGAAAATGATTAACGAAGGTTGGACTATGGATTTTTCAGACTTTAACAAAGTAACAGATGGAAAACCTGGACCATTATTACCTAAGTTAAAAAATCAAATAGAAAAATATGGTGTTGATAACGTTTATATATTAACAGCAAGAGCAGCTGAAAGTGCTGAAGCTATAAAAGCTTGGTTAGCATCTGAAGGTATAGATTTACCTATAGAAAATATCGTTGGATTAGGAGATAGTACCGGCCAGGCTAAAGCTGATTGGATAGAGCAAACTCTTATATTTAACGGGTTTAATGATATATATTTTGTAGATGATGCATTTTCTAACGTAGATGCTGTTGATAAAATGTTTAATAAATATCCTCCAGGTTTAATTGCCGATGGAGGTAAGTCTGTTTTGGTTAGACCTGAGCATAGAGAAACACATGTTAAGTTTAGTGATAAAACTAATAACGAAACAATGAATATTTTTATCGAACAAACTTCTGGCGTTGATAGAAATAAAAGATATTCCGCGGCTCAAGCTAGGTTAAAAAGCGCGGCTAAATCTATGTTTAGTTTTAACAATCTTATACCTTATTCGGCTGAAGATTTTAGAGGTTTGTTATATCAGTTTTTAGCTTCAGGGGATATTGGTGAATACCAAATGGCTTGGTTTGAGGAAAAACTTATAAAACCTTATAGTAATGGTGAATTAAAAATTCAAGAAGCTAAAGTAGCTATAACAGAAGCATTTAATAAGTTAAAGAAAGATTTACCTAAAATTCAAAAATCTTTAAAAGAAAGAATAGAAAGACCAGATGGTAGGGATAGTGGTTTTACGATAGACCACGCTATAAGATTATATCTTTGGCATAAAAATGGTATTGTAACACCAAAGAATGCTAGTAAAAAATTAGGAATATCTAAAAGAGATTATGATTTACTATTAAACACGGTATTAGCCGACCAAGGCTTAATAACATTCGCCAATCATTTAGGTGCAGCAACAGGTTTAAAAGAAGGATATGTTCAACCTGGTAAACACTGGACGGTAGAAAATATAGCTAGCGATATTAGTAATGCTATAAACGTTGTTGGAAGAGAAACATATTTGTCAGAATTTATTAAAAATAAAAACGAAATATTTTCTGAAGAAAACTTAAATAAAATAGAGGCTATACACGGTATTAAGTTTAGAGAAGCTCTTGAGAATATATTAGACCGTATGGAAACCGGTAAGTCTCAAGGAAAAACAGTGGTAAAAACGGACAGAGTTACAAACATGTATAATAATTGGGTAAATAATTCTGTTGGTGCCATCATGTTCTTAAATGGTAGATCCGCTGTGTTACAGACACTTTCGACTTTTAATTACGTTAAAATGACAGGGCCTAATAATATGGTTAATGCCGCTGCAGCTTTTGCTAATCAACCTCAATTTTGGGCAGACTTTGTTGCTCTTTGGAAATCTGACTACTTAGTGTCAAGAAGATCTGGCCAACAACGTGGTATTAACGAAGCTGAATTAATGGCAGCTGTAGAAAAAGCAGACAACAAAGCGAAAGCAGCTGTAGCTTGGTTATTAGAAAAAGGGTTTTTACCTACACAAATAGCTGATAGTTTTGCTATTGCAGCTGGAGGAGCTGGATACGTTAGAAACTACGCTAATTCAATTGAGAGTATATTATCTGGTGATCCAGCTACTATGTTTGATGATCAAGTTATATTTACGCAATCAGACTTAGATGCCGCGCTAGAAGGTAGAAATTTAAGTGATTTAAGTCCAGAAGAGATAAATCAACTAGCTTTTGAAATGGCAAAACAAAAGTGGGTATTAGAAACAGAATCTGGCCAGCAGTCGTCAAGACAAGATATGTTATCTCAACAACAAACAGGAGGTTTAGGTAGGTTGATACTTGCTTTTAAAAATACTCCAATGCAGTATACTAGAAAGATACTTAGATCTGTACAAGATCTTAAAAACGGTAGAGGTAATCCCGCTGATCATATTAGTAAAATAGCATACTACGGTGTTGTTCAAAACATGATGTTTACAGGATTACAACAAGCATTATTTGCTAAGCTAGGTGAAGATGACGAAGAGTGGGATAAATCTACTGACAAGGTTATACAAGGTATGGTTGATAATATATTAAACGGTATGGGATTAACTGGAGCTGTTGTAGTTACTGTTAAAAACGGAGTTCTTGAATTCCAAGAGCAAGATAAAAAAGGTTGGAATGCTGATCACACTTATACTGTTTTAGAATTTGCAAACTTCTCTCCTACAATAGGTAGTAAACTTAGGAAAATATATAGTTCAATAAAAGGACAGCAAATAAATGAAGACGTAATAGCTGAAATGGACTTATGGGATCCTCAAAACCCAGCTTGGGCATCTGTTGCAAACTTAATATCTGGACTAACAAATGTACCTTTAGATAGAGCTGTTAATAAAATAAACAATATAATAGCGGCTACAAATAGTGAGAACGAGTTTTGGCAACAATTAGCATTAGTTTTAGGTTGGAACACTTGGGATGTTAATGTTACAACAAAAAGAGATGAGGTTAGAGATATAGTTAAAGAAGAGAAAAAGTATATAAACAAGCAAAACAAGCGTATTGAAAAGCAGGTTGAAGTTGACAAAGAGGTTGAAGAAGAGGTTAAGGCTGAAGAAGAAGGAAAAGGTAAAGACGTTAATAGATGTGGTGCCACGAAAAGTGATGGCACGGGAAGATGTAACGAACCTGTTGATAAAGCTGGACAAAAATGTCAATACCACGCCTCTAAAGAAGAGTTAAAAAACAGGCCAAAGTGCTCGTTCATAAAGAAAAATGGAAAACAATGTGGTAATTACGCGGTGACTGATGCCGGTGTGTGTAATGTGCCACAACACCAACCTGATTATAAAAAAAGTAAATAATTATAAAAATAAGTGACTATAGAAAAATGGTAAAAAGACTAATAATATTGCTATTACTTGTATCAAATATAGTAACAGCGCAAACGTTTAATAAAGAAGATGTTAAGGAGCTTTTAAAGTTCTCTACATTTTATGCCGCTGTTAACGGTGGGACATCGCTGTCTGACGTTGATGTGTTTTCTGTAGATAATGGTTTGTCTACACAAACTATTTCAACTCCTTATGATTACAACTTGACCATAGGTTTACGTAAGATAGCTAGATTTGGGTATGAAAATAAAGCGAACACTTTTTATGATGGAACGGAATCTAATTACAGTGATGCGGCCACTGTTGGTAAAGTTAGAGGAGTTGAATACTTATTTGAAGTAGATTATAAAAGACAGGAAGGCGTAGACTATATGGATCAACACCATTTCATTAGATTTAGTTCTGATGATGGTTGTGAAGACGCTTTGTGTGTAAACTTCTTTGCTTTAAAATTAGAATATCTTGAAGATGGTTTTGCTGATGTAAAATATTTTGAAGCTTCAGAAAGATATAGACATCGTAAAGATAAAAACCTATCATGGAACATAGGTTTAACACATCGTTTAGCAGAACCATACGGCTACAACGCATTGGACGAATGGATATTAGACAACGGAAATATACACTATACTTATCTAGCTTTGCAAGAAGGCTATAATGTTGACGTGGCTAATAGTGAATACTACAACCCAGCTGGAGAGCTTGTTGCTACTAGCGCTGAGGTTTGGGAGGCGGTTGTTATACCAGAAGTTTTATCAGATTATACACAAAGAAAAAGAAACGAGTTAAAGAAAACAATACAACACTCTTTAGTTATAGGTTTTGATTATTATAAATATTCTAAGTCAACGTGGTTGCACGCTTGGGGAAGTATTAT